TATATATATATAATTATAATATACTAACGTGCGCGCGAGAAATTTTTGGGCGGTTGTTCTAATGCAAAATAGTGATGCTGAACATTGCTCCATACTCATCATACTCAGGAATGGTAATGATGGTTTTAGCTCTTGCCCCATCTTTAACCTTCTGAATTGTGATTAAAGAAGTCCACTTTGAAGGAATGTTCTCATCAAGTTCTTGGCATACTAGGCGGTATACTTCAACAGCACCTCGGTCAACAAAAACTTTTCCTTCCTCATAACTGCAAGAAGTTATCTTGAAGGATAGCTCATCTTCGGTACCTGCATCAATTGTCAGTTTACCTTCCTTCACAGAAATAGAGTGCTCAACTTGCATTGGATCGCAATCTTCGGCATCCTTGTTGACAACGAAGTCACCTGCTCCAAAAAGCCAATGAATTTGCTCAGTTTGCGTTTCAAAACGCATAGAAAATGTACCAACAGAGATTTCTTGCGGTTCTAAAGCCATACAAGCCGAACAAACCAATAATTCTACTACAAAAGAAACAAATCTTCTCATAAGCGAAATTTTAAGGGTTATTTTGAATTTTAAACATCATACCTACACCTGTCAACAGCCATTCGGCATTAACGTTATAATCTTCAACTAGCCAAGCAAGCCATTCTGATTTGATAGCTCTTCCATTTGGGCACTTCTTAAACGTAGAGAAATTCCAATAGTTGATACCATGAGATTCGGTAAAAGTGCGTATTCCTCTAGCTTTACGCTGGTTGATAGCAACATCAAGAGCAAGGAAGAAACGCTTTGTTATCGCCATGCCTGTTGGCGTTGTCGTAAGTTTCATACGCTATAAATATTTCCGTGTACGTTAATTATATAGAAATCGCTTTTTTATCTGCAGGATTAATAGTCTCCCCATTAGCTAGCTTCTCGAAACATCTTGCAAGATGTTCGTATGCCTGGCGTAGCTCCCTTATCTCCACATCTTTCTGTGCGTTAATTTCTATGAGACGATTTATGACAGAAAGCGAATCTATTTGCTCATTTGGCTTTTCTGCTTTAATTGAAGTCGCAGGAATATCATCATTAAGCATATTCCCTTCTCCAGTCAACAACCAGTCGATATTATACATAGGCTTAACTGTATGTATAAGATTTGCCATACGAGCACTGACCTTTTTGGTTTTTCCTCGCAGAACATCATACAGAGCTTGCGACTTACGTCCATCAAGACCAATCTCTGTACAAAACTGAGAAGCGTTCTTGTTTTCTTGCGCCAAAATGGCACTAATAATGTCTTTTCCGTCCATTTTATGATAAACAATGTTAAAGCAAAGAAATTTCTTAGTTTTCTATATAGATATTTCAGAAATATTTATTATCTTTGCACCGTGAATATTTAAATAACAATGCAAAATTACAAAAAATTATTTGTATGGCAAATAAAAGTGAAGAAAAAAAGCAAAAAATGACCCTTTTGGATTATTACGAGAACCTTCCAAAGTCCTCGTACCCAAAGAAGGATTTCATTCAGCGCATCATGTCAGAATGCGATGTGTCATTTACTACAGCCCGCAACTGGACAAAAGGTCATACAAGACCGATTGCTGATTGGCAGATAGAAAAACTGTCTGAAATTACAGGAATACCAAAAGAACAGCTATGGCAGTAGAGTTTTATATGTTTGATGATGAACTTTGGTTCATTAAGGATGGTACCGAAAATCAAGCTCTCTCGGAAAAAGATACAGAAGTCATTAAGAAAATGATTGATGTTATCCGAGAAAGATACCCCGAAGCCTACAAGGCTTTATCTAAGGAGTATCAAAAGAGTGCAATGAATGTTCCTTATTATCAGTTCTTGATAGTCAGAAGATTCTGTAAATGCAACTTCGGAAAGCTTGATACAACCACCTACGATATTGATAATCTCGGCAGGCTTAACTTTGAAAAAGTTGAATGCCCACTGCGAGGAGAATGTAAGAACGAAGGCATTATTTGCAGCCCAAAGTTTAACTCCAAACTATCACCTGCCGAAGAAAGGGTAATGAACCTTATCTATCAAGGTTTCACAAAAGAAGAAGTTGGTGAAAAGCTTTGCCTTTCTCCGAACACAATTAAACAGCATGTCAGATCAGCTTACTGCAAGCTAGGTGTTCACGATAAGGGTGAGTTTGTAAAGCTAGCTAAAGATAATGGATTTTTAACAATTTAAAGCACTAAGAGCAATGAGTATGATTAAAAGAAGCAATGAAATTGCTATTCAGAAAAACGTTAAAATGATGGTTTACGGACAGGCAGGTATGGGTAAGACAACTTTCGCCCTCTCAGCACCTAAGCCTTTGTTGCTTGATTTCGATAATGGTGTCAAGCGTGTTAATACCGCACATTTGGATGATAATGTCGGTATCGTACAGGTTTCTAGTTGGCAAGATATTCTCAACTTGCTCAACTATAACAAGAAGGATTTGGAGGAGTTCGATACTATCGTTGTAGACACGATTGGAAAGATGATTGACTTCATCATCGCCTACAGATGCAATGGTCGCAACCCTCAGATACAGGATTGGGGCACCATCAATAACGACTTCAAATGGTTCACCTCATCTTTGTCACAGCTTAACAAGAACATCGTCTTTGTCGCACATCGTGACACACGCAAGGAAGGTGAAAGTACTGTGTATATCCCTGCACTTCGTGAGAAGAACTACAACAATATCGTTACTGATTTGGACTTGCTTGGCTATCTCGAAATGAGAAGTGAGAATGGACAGCAAATCAGAACTATCACTTTTGACCCTACAAGTCGTAACGATGGTAAGAACACCTGTCAGCTTCCTGGTTGTATGCAGATTCCGGTTATTCTTGATGCAAACGGACAGCCAACCGCTCCTAATAACTTCATCGCTACTCAGATCCTCTCACGTTATCAGTCTATGATAGCTCAGAAAGAAGAAAAGGTCAAGGAGTACAATAAGGCTCTTGAAGAGATTAAGGAGGGTATTCAGTTGATTACTGACGCAAGAGGGGCAAACCATTTCATCGAGCATATCAAAGATTATGCAAATTTGGGTAACTCCATCATTCTTCATGCAAGAAGTCTGTTCACCGAGAAGGTAAGTGCTTTGAAGTTGGTTTACAATAAGGAGACCAAGCAATACGAAGACCCACAAGCAGCATAAGCTATGGAAGTAGTCAAGTTTAGGTTCTATGCGACGCTTTTGGATGCGTATCAGAACTACCTTGATAGTGACATCATTTGGAGTAAGTATTGGGGATGGTCTGAAAATCCACCCCATACTCCAGAAGAGTTCAAGAAGATACAATTCCAGTCGTTAATAGATAAGATAAATCGAGTATCATTCGATAGTGAAGCTGCTGACAAAGGCACAGCATTTAATGAGGTTATTGATTGTATGGTCCTTCATCGCAACTCGGAGAATATGGAAATCCACACTATTTACCAAGATGTTGAAGATTATCACTATGTTGGCGAAGGAGAGGTTAAACCATACAACAAACGAGTGCCTATCGGTGTTGAAGCAAAGTTGAACGGCAGAAGTTTCTGCTTCCCTATTCAGCTAGTCCGACATTATGCAGCCTACTATAAAGGAGCATTGCCACAGGTTTATATACAAGCTGTCTTGCCTACCATGTATGGCAAAGTATTGCTGTATGGGTATATTGATTACCTTATGCCGTTCTGCACTCATGATCTGAAAACAACACGTCAGTATGCGGTTGGCAATTACAAGAGACACTGGCAACATAAGGTCTATCCTTATGCCCTCATGAAGAATGGTTGTGATGTTTACGACTTCGAATACAATATCTCGGAAATCGGAAAGACGTATTACATAAACTACACAGAGAGTTATACGTTTAACCCTAAAAGGGATATTCCTCTACTCACTCAACACTGCGAAGGATTGATTAGTTTCATTCAAGAAAACAGAGATTTGATAACAGACAAGAAAATATTCAATTTGGTTTAATATGGCAGAAGAAAAGAACACCAATATCGTTGCACTCCAAGAAAAGGATGTGCAATTGGTGGTAAGCAAAGAAACTATCGGTCAGCTTACCACGAATATCAAAGAGGTTAAAGCTAGAGTTGAAAAGGCTTTGCCTATGTATGACATCAGCAACTATAGCACCGATGATATTCCAAAGTGCAAGGAAGACAAGGCTTTACTCAACAAGGCAGCTAAAGCACTTGACGATAAGCGCAAGGAGCTTGAAAAGGTTTGGAATAAACCTTTTGAGGAGTTCAAGACAACCTGTAACGAAACATGCAAGCTTATCAAGAATGCGGTAACTCTCATTGATGGCGTAATCAAAGAAGATGAAAATCGCACCAAGAAAGCTAAGAGAGAAGAGATTGAAAAGCTTGCTGAGAAATGCGGAGTGGAAACCATCGGTATCAAACTAGACCTCATCTTTGATGCAAAATGGCTCAACAAGACAACTTCAATGAAGTCTATCGAAAAGGCTATCACAGAAAAGGTTGATAACATCAAGAAAGACCTCGAGACCTTGAAGTTATTTGCAGAAGATTACGATGCACTTGCCGCCCGATACAAGGAGAATCTCAATCTGCAGGAGACTATCGCATACGCAAACAAGCTGAAAGAACAGCGTGCCAGCTCAGTATCCCCTAGTAAGAAAGAAACTGCAACACCTCCAACATCACCTCAGAAGGAAGTCGCGGAGAACAATGCAGCCGAGCAACAGGAAGAGAAGCCAAAGAATGGTAAGATGTCTTCTAATGAAGAAGATGCCATGGATGCTTTCGCTGCCGCTATGGGACAGTCGGTTGCACCTCCTACTCCAACCGAGACACGTACTTACGTTTGTACCGGTACAAAAGAGGCAATGGAATGTTTGGAACGCTTCATGCGTGACAATGGTATCACTTTTAATGTTCAGTAAAAATGGCATTTCAAATTAGTGGAATTATTCAGCATATAGGGAATACGGAGAGTATTCCCTATCAAGACAAAGTCTTCAAAAAAAGAGAGCTTGTCTTGGATTGCTCCTATCGTAACCAGTTCACAGGGCAGATAGAGAGAGCAAACTATCCAAAGTTCGAGTTTACAAGCAATCACGTTGATGATCTGAACGACTTCAACATTGGTGATATTGTGACGGTATCATTCTCCTTGAATGGTTCACGCTCAGAGAAAGATGGGCAAGTCAGATACTTCACTAACGTTCAAGGTTATAAAATCGAGAAATATCAATCTCGTTATAATCAGCAACAGGGTGGAAATCAGCCGACACAAGCCGTTAATGGTAATCAACCTACCACTACACAAGGAACAGGGCAAATGAGCGCACAACAAGCAGCTATGGAGTCTGCAAGAGCAGCATCAGCTTCTAATTTCCCTCCCGCCGTAGATGCGAACGGAGACCCTATTCAAGGTAATAATGACGACTTACCATTTTAAAGTTTAGACTATGGCACTCTATAATTTGAAGAACGTTTATGACAGAAAGAAGTTCAAGGAAGCCTGTAATCAGATGGTTCTGAAGAATGAATACGTTGAACTGAAGAAAAAGAACACTCAACGTTCTTTGGCTCAGAATAGCTACCTGCATTGTCTGTTAGGTTACTTTGCTTCTGAATTTGGTTTTACCCTCGAAGAAGTTAAGTTTGATATTTTTAAGAAGATATGCAACAGGGATATATTCGAGAGAAAGCGAATCAACAAAAGGGGGCAGGAGGTTACCTACATCAGAAGTAGTACTGAACTCGATAAGGCTGAAATGACAACTGCAATAGAAAGATTCAGAAATTATAGTAGTGCTCAGTGTGGGCTTTACCTTCCTTCACCTCATGAAGGTGAAATGTTATTTTTTGCTCAACAGCAGATTGAGCAGTGTAAAGAATTTATGTAATTTAAAACAGAAAATATTATGTTAGCAGATTTGGATGGTCACAGACCAGAGAAGATTGAGTTTTGTTTGACAGAAGCTCAGAAAGAAATGTTCAAGGACGTGTTGGTACTTTGCGAAGGTGCAAAGAGTGCAGACGAACCTATCAAGGTTCTGCATGACAAGTTCAATGCTCTCTTCCCAGACAATGAGGTTGTTGACCGCAAGTATGATGATTTCGAGATTCACGCTATCCGTGAAGAGTACTGCATCAAGCAGGAGAATGATGTGCCAAAGCGCAAGGAAGAGTTGGAAACCGTTCTTGCTCAGATCAAGACGATGAAGAAGAATGCCGAAGAAGCATACGCATCAGCACTTCTTGAAGTCAGTGATTTGGCAGCAAGAGTTAAGAATGGTATCACGTATTTCCGCTTACCTTCTACTAAGACCGCTCGTATTGCTCTCAATGGTCATTACCTCTTCTTTGCTTGGGTAGATGATAAGTTCCAGCTTTGCAAGGTTGAGAAAATTCCAGATTGGGATAGAAGCGGCTTGTGGAGCCAGGAAGATGTCAATCAGCAGGCTATGAAGGAAGTTTTCGGCATCGAGTTCCCCGAAGTAGAAAAACCAAAAACAAAGGCTGAGGAGCAGACTGATGATAATGACCTTCCTTTCGGTGACGATGATGAGGATGGTAATGATGAAGAAGAGTAATCATGTACACACTCAGACCATATCAGAAACAAGCAAGTGATGCTGCCGTCAGAGCGTTCACAGGCAAGACTAAGAAAAATGGACTTCTTATCTTGCCTACGGGCGCAGGCAAGTCGCTTGTAATCGCAGATATTGCAAGTAAGCTGGATAGTCCGCTACTCATCTTTTGTCCGTCAAAGGAAATTTTAGAGCAAAACTTCGCTAAACTGCAAAGCTATGGTGTTTTTGATTGTGGAGTATATTCCGCTTCTGTTGGTTGCAAGGATATAAACAGAATAACCTTTGCTACCATCGGAAGCGTTATGAACCACATGAAAGACTTTCAGCACTTCAAGTACGTAATGGTTGACGAATGCCATCTTTGCAATGCTAGAGGAGGACAATACAAAACCTTCTTCGAAGCCGCGGATAGACAGGTTATCGGCTTAACAGCAACACCATATCGACTAGGAAGGGGACTTAATGGCAACTCGATGCTAAAGTTCCTTACGAGAACTAGACCAAGAATATTCGATGAGGTTCTGTACTATTGTCAGATTTCAGAATTGCTTGCAAAAGGTTATCTTGCCGATTTGAGATACTTCGATTGCACTCAGCTAGATATGTCTAATGTGCATGCCAACTCAACAGGAAACGACTTTGATGAAAACTCACTAAAGTTGGAATATGAACGAAGCGGATTCTATGATCAGCTTACTTCCACTACCCTACGTGTATTGAAGCCAAAGAATAAAATACCGAGAAAAGGAGTTTTGGTCTTCACTCGATTCACGGAAGAAGCGGAAAGATTGACAGATAAACTGCAACAGAAAGGTATTAATTCTGCAATCGTTACAGGCGAGACTCCAAAAAAAGAACGTGAAGCTATCTTGGAGAAGTTCAAGGATGGCACCATAAAGGTTGTCTCTAATGTCGGAGTTCTCACCACAGGATTTGATTATCCCGCACTTGACACGGTTATCTTGGCAAGACCAACGAAGTCTTTGAGTCTCTACTATCAGATGGTGGGACGAGCTATCAGACCTTTCAAGAATAAAGACGGATGGATAATCGACCTTGGAGGTAGTTTCCGTTCCTTCGGAAAAGTCTCTGATTTAAGAATAGACCTAGAGGTGCAAGGTTCATCAAGATGGTGTATCAAGTCTTTAGGCAAACAATTGACTAACGTAAGTTTTTAAATTATGAAAATTGAAGCAAAACAGATTAATGAGTGGGTTAAAAAAGCCTACGATAATGCTGTCAAACATGGATGGCATGAAGAAGAAAAGTCTAATGCGCATTGGTTGATGATGGTCTGCACAGAAGTAGCAGAAGCCGTACAAGCTGACCGCAAAGGAAACTATATGGACGACCTTGACAAAGAAGGTCTTAAAACCGTACTTGCCAACGACCATGGTGGCAGTTTGTTCAATAAATACTACTCTGATACCATCGAGGGAAAAGTAGAAAGCGAGTTGGCAGATATTTGTATTCGTGTTTTTGATTTGATGGGTGTTTGTGATGTTGAGGCAAAGGACGGATTTTCCACATTTGACTCTGAGGTTAAGTATGCTAAAGAGCATAGTTTTACCGAAAATGCCATCATGGTTACTAGAACTATCGTTTCGTGCAACCTTAACTCATCTATAAGTGTAAAGGCAGAAATGTTCTGTGTCTTATATAAAAGTATTCTTTCCTCCGTTTTTGAATGGGCAGAAGCACTTGGAATCGACCTCGTTCAGCACATCAACTTGAAGATGCGTTATAACGAAAGCAGAGAATACCATCACGGAAATAAGCTGTATTAAAGAGTCCTATGGTTATGAATAAATACTATTTCAACCGCAAGCCAAAAGCGGCTCAAGCCGAAAAAAAAGAGGTAAAAAAGACTACTTCTAAGAGCAAACCTAACTTGGTTAAAAAGCTCGATCGAATATTCTCTCTTTATATCCGCTTGCGTGATGTTATGGATAATGGTTATGTTCGGTGTATATCCTGCGGGCAGATAAAGAGCTTTGAAGATGTGGACTGCGGTCACTTCCATAGTCGCCGCCACATGGCAACTAGATTCAATGAAGATAACTGCCATGCTGAATGTAAATACTGCAATCGTTTCTCTGCGGACCACCTCATAGGCTACCAACGCAACCTCATTCAAAAAATAGGGCAGCAAAGATTTGATTTGCTAAACGTGAAGGCGCATTCTACATGTCATTTCACAAATAGCGAACTAGAAGATATGATTGTTCACTATACGACTGAGGTTAAGAAACTTAGCAGTCTCAAAGGCATCAAAGTTAATATTTGATAATATTTGCAGCAATATTATTTAATCAATAAATAATTTATTATCTTTGCACCGAAGAAATTAAATCTCTGAAACGTGGAACTTTCGGATAAAAAATATTCAGACCTCAATAAGTATTGTTTGGGTTCCACCTGCGTAAGCAGCTAAACAAGAAAGTTGAGGTTTTATTGTACAACTATGGCAGATTGGATAAGACTTCCTCGCAGCATGTTTGATTGGGATTGGTTCGATAAACCCGAAATGCTTTCCCTCTTTCTATACTTGCTCAACAATGCAAAAGAGAAAGAAGTAAAGCATGATGGGATAGTCGAGCATAGAGGACAGTTTTTGACTAGTCTTGGAAAACTCAGCACTACTATAGGTGCAGGAAAACAAGTAGTTAGAACCTGTTTGTCAAAGCTAATAAAAATGCAGCTAATAGAAGTGAATACGGAAAGATTATATTCCATCATCACTATCTGCAATTATGATGACTATTTTGAAGCCGAGGTCAATAAGCCTAAAAATGAGCTAAAGAATGAAGATACTAAACCAGTAGAAGCACCTAAGGAAGATAAGCCTAAGAAAACGAAAGAGGAGATTGCAGCAGCAACCGAAAAGCGAAAGAAAAAATTCGGTCAAGATTTAGTTCCTTATGTTGCAACTTATGGCAAGGATATGATCAGAAAGTTCTATGACTATTGGTCAGAAACGAATAAGTCCAAAACTAGGATGAGGTGTGAGACTGAGAAAACATGGGATTTAAATCTAAGGCTACAAAATTGGGCAAGACGAAATAAAGACTTCGGAACAAAGCAATCTGGTACGGCTCTACATAATTCGGAAAACAAAGATTATAACGAAGGAGGATGGTAATTATGAATGTAGATTTCAATCAAATTATTCAAAGGTTCGAAAGAGGAGAAGACTTGTTTCTCGCTGACAAGGTGAGAATAAGGATTCCTAATGCAGAACAAAGGCTACGAGGGGGTCTAGACTATTTCGTTAAAAGATACACCTTTGGCAAGGAATCTCATGCAAAATGGATGGAGAAGAATTATCGCCCTATTGTTGATTGGATGTCTGACAACGAAGGCAGGGGACTTCTTATTACAGGTGGGTGCGGTCTCGGAAAGACTCTAATAGCAAAGCATATTTTACCGCTCTTACTCCAAGACTCTTGCAGAAAACTCGTCAATATCTTTACAGCCCAGGAGTTGAATACAAAGATTGACGAGATTTTAAAACTTCACATCATCTGTATTGATGATGTTGGTACAGAAGAGCTTGCGAAGATTTTTGGCAATGTTAGATGCGCATTCTCTGAGTTATGTGATGCAGCAGAGCAAAAGGGAAAGCTTCTCATCATTACCACAAACTTAACTGCAAACGAACTCGAAGCAAAATATGGAGAACGAACTATAGATAGGTTAAAAGCTATCACTAAGTTTGTTCCTTTCACAGGTAAATCATTAAGAAAGTAGATATGGAAATTAAAGAAGACAAAGATTTCTTGTTTGCTACGAAGCAAGCTAGATTAGCAACCTTTCTTGAAAATAATGAGGAAAGAAGAATGTTTAGAAACGCCATTTACAACGCTATTAAGTGGGGTAAAAGACACTAGTATATAAATCTATAAACAAAAGAGCAATGAAGATGTTACAAGACGTTACAGATTGGTTTAAAGCTGAAATTCTTGGCGACCAATCATTACAACAGGAGAGAAAGAAACAGAAATCACAGAAAGATTTCGAGAAGCGTATTAATGAAGCAGCTCGCCATGTCTGCCTCTCAGATCGTCCTAATGATGATGGGGCTCCATATCCTGTTATCTGCATAGATGGCACCGTTATATATAAAATCTGCGAGAATCCTCGAATCGAGAAAGGAGAAATTAGCCTTGAAGATGTAGGGGAAGTTTTGGTAAGGCAACGCATTCATTATGCAGAAAACAATCTGAATTACAGATAGTTATGCTGTTTAAAAGTTAAATAAAGTTACTAAAAAACGATTAAAGAAAGTAACGTTTGGTCAATCCAAAATTTCTTTGTATCTTTGCATCAGTTAATTAAACAACAAATAAGTTTAACAAATTAAATGATAAGAGCAATGAAAAAGGTAAAGTACGTTATTAAGGCAACAAAGTTCAAAGATAACACATACGAAGATGTTGTTTTTGAAAATAAGCCACTCAGTCAAAAACAAGAAACATTCAGTGACGTAAAGCACATCTTAGATTTGGATTTCGAGAATGCTTTAGACGAAGGCAAGAAAGTTCAGTATGACGGAGTAGAGCTTGATATCTTCAATGAAGATGGTACAATTCTTAAAGAATGGATTCAAGACGTAGCATAAAGGTAATGGGGTGACTAACCATCACTCCACAATATATAGAGCAATGAAATACGAAGAAACGTTTAAATCCGAAGTAGCTTCAATTGAAGCTATGCTTTACAAAGCAAAACAACGTAGAAAAGAATATGGTGCATTGAATGCCATGATATACATGAAAGGATGGATTAAAGTTGTCTACGAAGAACTGAACGATTTCACATTGACTTAACAAAAGATATGAAACATGTATGTAGTAATTGCATATCTTCCGATATATGCTATTGTGAAGGCAAGAAGCCTAATGACACTTGCCATCAATGGGAATGGAGATATACAGGTTTATGGTTTGATAATTAAAAAGTAAGACAATGGGAAAAGAGAAAGTTACAGTAAACGATTTGAAGGTTACACTCTCAGAGCTTGGTGTAACATCTGGCTTGAAGCAGGAAAAGATTATTCAACGCCTGCAGGTCAATGGCTGTTTGATTGCAATGGTAACAGATGTATTGGATCAGCTTATCAAGGATGAACAGGGCATGTTTAGGCTGTTAAGCGTTCGCTACAAGCAAGAGCAGAAGATGCACTACACTCAAATGCAGGATGCAGCCAAAAAGTACTACTTCCATTTGAAACCCTTTAATAAGAGTTTCTTCGGTGATGAGAATATTTGCGCCAACCTGGAGGATAACGCAAATGACATCTATGAAATCATCAAGCTTCTTGCGGACCACACTAACGACCACAAGGATATGGAAGTGATTAAGAGAAACCTCAGAAAAAGAAAGTTGAACCATCATATTTTCGATTAAGATTATGTCAGTATATAAAGCAAACGTAGATTTATCAGACTTATTTCACGATATGTCTTACAATTATCAGAAAAGCTTCCTTGTTGAAGAGTTCTGTTCTTTACCTATAGAACATCAGGTAAAAGTTGTTGGCGAAATGCTGAAGAACCTTAATGGCGATCAGACAGCCAAAGTTATAGAAGACGCTTTTGATAACTTGCATGAGCAAGCACAGGAGCACGTAATCAACTATGTGAACGAATAAGGCTATGATGTCCGATAAACAATATAGAGTTGCTCGCAAGGGTGTTGTCGAGCAACTTAAATTAGCTCAGAGACTTCATTGCAAGCACATGGAGCAGAAGTATAAAGAGGCTTTGGAGAAGTTAGAGAAACGCTTCTTAAAGCCGGATGCCGTGGGCTGCTTCGATTTGGGCGCAAGGGTATCAAATAGTTATTATCATCTTTAAATGGTTTAGATTATGGAAAAGAAAGAATATTCTGTTGTTGAATTTATTCAATATCTTAAAGATAAGCCATATATTAAGCTTTATAAAGCTGCTCGTTTAGCTGAGATTAACATAAGAAGAGAAATGAGAATATTGCGATATTCCCCGTTTTATTTAGATAGAGAATAAATGTATAAAGTATAAAATAAAGGTTATGGCTACAGCAAATTTTGAAATTGGAAATAAAGAGTTTGAGGTACGTTTCATACGAGAATCAGGTTATCCTCCAACAAAGAATGAACGTGGTTCTTCATTGGTTGAGTATGATGTAACGACATACAAAGATAATCAGCCAGTGATGAAGAAGTTCAATCAAAAGAGGCGTGTTTATTTTGACCTTGAAGGTAATGTTTATAAGGATAAGCAGAGCAACAAGGTATGGTTCAATCTATATAAAGCAAGCTAATGGTTATGGGAGCAAAAGTAGAAGTAAGAACTATTCCTTTGCATGGATTGTTTATTCATCGCAAGCAGGTTTGGCGTTCACTCGGTAAGCTGAGAGCTGAAAGCCATTCTACATCAGCACAGAAAGTTTATATGAATGAGTATGGCACAGAAGTATATACCGAGAATGCTGATTTCATTGATGGCTTGAAAGTCACTCCTTATGAAGGGGAGTTGCCAAAAATATCAAAAAACGTTGGTAGTATGAGTTACTACCAGTATTGTTTAACGCAAAAATTGGTTTAGTTATGGAAACTGAGATTAATATAGTGGAAATCCTAAAGGATAAGCCAGTAAATACGAAGCTATATTCTCCTTTGTTTAGTGAAGTATTTTTTTCGCATGTAAGTGGCGGTTATATAGCAGTGGAACATCATGGAGGAACATCACTATTCTTAAGTAGTGGCAGATTCTATGATTACGATGGATCAGAGCCGTTATTATTCCCTTCAAAGGAAATGCGTGATTGGTCTAAGTTCGCATGGAAGAAAGGCGATGTCTTGGTTAATAAAGATGGGGATGTACATATTATATTTGAAAGATTTGTCGATGGTACATATTGCTCTTTCGTAGGGAAATATTATCTTTGGAAAGAGAATAATGATACAGAACAGTTCTATGAAAAAGAACGATTACTAACTTCTGATTTCAACAAAGCAAACAAAGAAGAAGCTCAGACCTGCATCAACACCATCGAAGAAAAATTGGGTAGTAAACTCAATCGTGAAACCTTGGAGATTGAGAAAACCCAGCCAGAGTTTAAGGATGGGGACATTGTTTGTATCTCGGGTATGGGGTATCTTACTTATGGTATAGTCAAAAGTATAGACTATTTATCTAAGAAGCTGGAATATTATGTATTAAATGATATGAGCACCTTGGAATTTGAAGATTGGTTATCATTTGAAGACAAGCATATACAGCCTATCACAGAGACTCAACAAATAATTCTCTTTGACGCTCTCGAAAAGGAAGGCAAGGCTTGGGATGCTGAGAAGAAACAGATTGTGGATTTGAAGCCAAAGTTTGATGAGCTGAAACCATTCGATAATGTGCTGGTTAGACATCAAAAAACTGAGGAATGGCGTGCAAATATATTTAGCCATACAGATAAGACAGATGAATATCTTGACTATGTATGTGTTAATGGTAGATGGGAGTTCTGCATCCCTTACGAAGGCAACGAATCATTGTTAGGTACAACAAATAACGTGGAGGGCTAGGTATGAAAGATCTTAAAGATTTGGTTATTGGTGATGATGTACTAGTTAAAGGTATGTCTTACAAACGTATCGCCAAGGTTGATAAAGTGACAAAGACTCAAATTGTTGTTGATAACGCTAGATTTAAAAGAGATTCGGGTTGGCAATGTGGTAGCGATATATGGAATAGGAGAAGAGTATCTGTTCCAACAGAAAAGGAAATATCAGATATTAAAGAAGAGAATTTTCGCAAGAAACTCGTCTACGCTATCAGTTCTTTTGATTTCAAACGCTTATCAACAGATGAGTTAAAACAAGTGTACAAGATCGTAAAAGGCAAATAATGAACGAGATTAAAGTAGGCGAAAGAGTAACTATTATTCTTGAAGCTGTTGAACATGACACTTGTGAAGGATGCTTCTTTAAAGGAGTGGCTGGCTATTGTGGCGCAGCTCCACTTGGATTGAAGTGTCTTCCTAAATATCGTTCAGATAAAAAGAATGTAATCTTTAAAGAAGTAAAGGAGTAAAAATATGAATGGATTATTATCAATGATTGGAATAAAAACAGAAATAGATTATCAGATGAGTGATTTTCCTTCTTGTCTTCCACGTGTTAGATTTAATGTTCCGAAAGGCAACATTCCATCCGATAAGCAGAAGTGCCAACCAAAGGCGCAGCATGAGTTTACCATCAAAGGTATTAAGATTATGGCAGCTTCAAAGAAGGATGCTATAAAGAAGTTTAATCATCGTAAAAAGTAAAGCGTATGGCACAGAAATATATTGTTGGTGATGTTGTTATGTATGACAACAAAATCATGGTTGTTAAAGAGCCTAGAGACGGAAGTCACTTTGACTTGTCTTGCCCTAAAGAAAGGTTAGTATATAATCTTGTAGATATTGAAAATATAAAGCCAGTACGCCTTACTCCAGAGATTTTGGAGAAGAATGGATGGATGCTTTTTCACTTGTATTATTGGTTTGTCGAAAAAGAATGTTTGAAGTTGCATTTGTTAGAATTTGATAATTACTCATGGAATGCTTGTATTGGAAACAATGTTATACGTATAAATATGTATTCAGTATCAGATTTACAGCACCTTCTCTTCGGTCTAGGACTTAACTCAGAAATGGAGGTGTAGTATGGCATTAGAAGTTGTAGTTTTAGATAAGGATGAATATAAGGCACTTATTGATAATCAAGCTGACGAAGATGAATTAGAGTATTTGAAAGCTTGCCAATATGCTTTAGAAAGTTTTAATAAAGTCAGAGGCTTATGCCCTAAGTGTAAAAAATCCGTTATAATAGATGGATGGGTATGTCCTTGTTGTGGGTATGATTCAAGTGGTGAAGGAGAATTATATAAATATGGTGATTAACGCCTTCGGGCATAAAAATATAATAAAATGCGTATAAGTGAATTTATTCAACAGCTTCAAGATGTTTACGATGAAGAGGGAGATATGGAAATTGCAATCAAGATAGATGATAACGACTTAGGTTCTGAACCTATTGTAGTGAAATCTACTATTTATGAACAACTTTATATAGTTAAATCCTAACCGCCTTTTAGACATAAATTTAAAGATATGACGGAAGAAGAATTAAATGTAAGAGTTAACAACCTACTAGGCATTATCAATGCTGCTAACGATGAGATCTGTTCTTACGTAAATGATTACATCGAAAGTCTTCCATACAAGGTTGGCGACAAAGTTAGATGCTCTAGATGTGATGTTTGTTGGATTACAAGCATCGTCCCTAATCGAGGTTACGGTGGCTATAATGGTGAGATTGAAGTAAAAATCAACCCTGCTAAGAAAAATGGCACTCGCTCCTGTAGAGAATTTGTACTATGGAGTATGGAAGTTGATAGCATCAAGAAGATTGATTAACCATCCTGCAAAGGATATAAATAGATAGAATATGAGTAAAAAAGTTATCACCTCGTACAAGGGATTCGACAAGAATATGCAATGCCGTGGATTCCAGTACGAAGTTGGAAAAGAGTATGAAATGGACGGAGAAATCAAGTGTTGCAACCAAGGTTTCCACGCTTGCAAGTCTCCAATGGAAGTGTGGGACTACTACGATATGCTTGACTCTCGCTATGCAGAGGTAGAACAGTCTGGTAAGATTGACGCAGGAGAAAATTCGACAAAGGTATGCTCTTCTCGTATCAAGATTAAGGCTGAGTTGAAGCTGGCTGACATCATTAATATCGGTGTTGAGTGGCTGAAAGATATTACATCACCATCTAAAGTTAAGGCAGATGGTGTGTTAAACGACAACGGAAACAGAAGAAAACAGATTGGCTCATCGGGCGACTCTGCTAAGATTGGCTCATCGGGCGACTATGCTCAGATTGGCTCATCGGGCGACTATGCTAAGATTGGTAGCACTGGAGAAGATTCCGTTATCATGTGTGCTGGCAATAGTTCCAGATCAAAAGCAAAGGTAGGCTCATGGATAACGCTGGCAGAATGGAAATGGAGCGATGAAAAGAAACGTGATGTTCCAGTATGTGTTAAGACTGAGTACGTTGATGGAGATAATATCAAGGCTGATACTTGGTATCAACTTAAAAACAGAAAGTTTGTTGAAGTAACTGAGTAACTAACCACCCTCTCCATGTGACAGGTGGAGAGGGTAAAAAGAAGAGAATATGAGATTATTAACGAAGAAAAAGCAAAACGAAGTATTGAAAAGAATACTGGCAAACGCTATTATTGCTCGGGATGCTGTAATGAAGTTTAATGATATAGACAAGAAATCGGATGCTTGTTATCATATATCAAACAACTTGACTGAAGCTGCTTATGCAATTGGTGGAAAAGATGCTCTGATTGCTGTTGGAGAAGCATTTGTTAATTATATCAGTAAGGAGGATAAGTAATGAGCAAAATGAACGTTAAGGAGTCTCTTTTAGAAGTTGTTAAAAGCAATAACTTAGAGATAATAAAAATTGATTTATTCAACGATTTTGAGTTGTTCGTAAGGAAAGGTACTAGGGAACGTAATGAGTATTGCAAGACTTATGCAACATTAGACGATTTGGATTTTGATATAGAGGCTTTCTTGCTTAATGATGAAGTACGTGGAATTGTATACTGCCAAGATAAAGACACAAAAGAACCAGTGTGGATTGAACCTTGGAGTGACGAATGCTGTTCTTGGTGGCAGGTTAGTAGAGTTCCAAAGTTCTATAAAGATAAATCTTTAGTAAGAAAAGTAATTTGTTAATCAAGAAATTAGATGATTGATTATGGACAGAAATCAAGCTAAAGAATTTTATCCTTTCTTGCAAGCTTTTGCTAAAGGAGAGGCAATTGAGTGTAGGACAAAGCCGAGTGCCGTAAAAGGTACAAGTGTTCCGAATGATTGGACGGAAATGAAAGAGATTGAGTTTTGGAATAATACAGAGTATCGCATCAAGCCAGAATCAAAGTACCGTCCTTTCAAGGACGCAGAAGAGTGCTGGGCTGAAATGCAAAAGCACCAGCCTGTTGGGTTTATGAAGTTTAAAGATACAGAAAGCGGATATTATATGCTTACAAGTATCGCAAGAGGTGTAGGAGTTGGCATTAATGACTCTCTATTTAGTTATGATAGAGTATTTGATGATTACACCTTTGCAGACGGACTTCCGTTTGGCGTAAAAGTGGAGGAATAGTTATGACATGGGTATGTGTTAATAGTTTCGGTACAGAACTTATATTTGAAACAGAGCCTCACAAAGCTGTATATAGCTGGAGAGACGATTATGGTTCTTGCAAATGCATAGAAATACCACAAGGTAGCATTAAGAAACTCATCGGAAGGGAATTATCTTGGGATGATGAACCGGTAGAATTAAAATAAAAAGGGGTAGTTGCCGCTACCCCACAAATAGGAAATTTAATCGTCAACCCAAAAGGCTAGACAACCTCCGTGCTTAGGACGGATAATCTTACCATCCCTAACAACGTAAGGACGAAAGATTAGACGTTTCCCGTTTGTTTTTGAATCATTTGTCATAATCAAACAATGTTAAGTTCACTACCATTCGATAGCTGGAATACCGCAAAACCTCTAAACTGCGGTACACGAAAAAGCCCCTAAGCGGCAACTAAGGGGCTTTGTAAATCTCATTGCTGTTCCATTGTTTTATTTGTTAATGTTTGGCTAGAGGTTTACCTTAACAGAGTTTGATACTCTAAATGATTCGAGTGCAAAGGTAGTGATTATTTTAATAACAATAACAATAACAAAGTTAATAAAGTAAAAACAACAGTCTATTTAGACTTTATATAAACATATAAATATGAAACCAGAAAATATCAAGTTCAAGGCTAAACGTCTTGACGGAAAAGGATGGGTTTGCGGATATTTCTACGAAGAGAATGGTAATACATACATCATCGAAAATCGCCAGAAAGAAAGTATGCTGAACCGAAATATCACTTATCAGGTTGACCCTTCTACCGTCTGCCAGTTTACAGGGTTGAAAGATAGTGAGGGAAAGGAGATTTGGGAAGGTGATATAGTGCATGACAGTTATGACCTTTTATGTATAGACAATCTCTATGAGGTAGTTTATATTGAAGAAGAAGGAACGTTTGCCTTCAAGAGTTTAGATAAAGCTGACAATTACGAGCCGTTTGTTAATTTATTTGAAGTTTATGTTGTTGGCAACAAATTCGATGAGGAGGAGTAGCGTATGAAGAATAAGATTTTAAATTTAGCTAAGTCAGCCGTTTGGTTCGTCTTGTGTTTGTTTGTCGGTGCATTGATATTTGAGGGCATTCGCTCGTTGGCTAATAGCGATGAACCTGCAAAGGAATTTAGTACAACAACAGTATTTACCAGGAATGGGCATGACTATCTGCTTGTGGACACGAAACACGGAGTTTGTGTTATTCACGCCGAGAGCTGCCCTTGTTATAAAAAGAAGTAGTATATGAAAGTTAGGTTGGCAAAGAAAATTATGAAGTATCACTCTGGCAGTTTTTTATATGACTTGATGCGCTTGGAAGGCTTGGACATTTCTAAAGAGCTGTCAAAGATAAAGCAATACTGGGAGCCTAGATGGGCTTTGTATTATGCCACTAAAGTTGGTTGTCATGGCAGAGTTGACCATCGTATCGTAAAGGCAGAAAAGATTACTGCAAGATATTCTCGTAAGCTAATGAATTGCCTTGCTAGGTTGGCTGGTAAAAATCCTTTCGATATTAGAGATATATTAGGTAGTTCAAATAAACTAAAAAAATATGATCATGAAACAAGAAATGCAAAAGTCAATCTTAAAGATTCAAACAGCAGTCGAAACTCTGACAAGACAGAAAGTTATTGACAAAAATGTATATGATTTTGTCCATGGAGAAATCAAATCTCTTTCGGAAAGTGTGGAGAATATAGAGGAAGTAAGTAACCTAGATGAAACACTCCTTACCTTCACAGATAAGGAGGAGTATGTAAACCAGCATATCAACCTTGCTGATACATCTGTACTTTGCAAAGAGTTGAATAGAAGAAAAGACATTGGTGACGATTTCTTTGTAGTAGCAACAGAGGGAAAATAAGTTAGCTTATGGAAAGATTAACTAAAGTAATGGATAAGTATTTATCAGAAGCAAAGAAGAAGGTTCTTACCCTCGCAGTCAGCAAGGAATGGTTCGATATGATAGTGTCGGGCGAAAAGAATGAAGAGTATCGGGTAATTAAAGACTTTTGGATGAGTCGCCTTCTCCTTATCAAGGATGAGGAATTCAAAGATTTCGATAAGTACGATAAGCTTCATATCGGTAAGACATTTGAGATGCTTATAGACACCAATACTATCAAGAAGAAACTGAATAATGGTACAATGAAGTTCGTACCATTCTCTCACGTTCTATTCAAGAACGGCTACTATGACGATAGCCCAAAGGTAGAAAAGGAGATTGAGAGTATAACCATCGGCAAGCCGAAGAAAGGTCTTTGCCCAGGCAAGTGGTTGGATCATGAATTTTTCATCATCAAGTTCAAGTAATATGGATAAGACAACAGAGCTATCATATAATCACCTCATTTCGCAACTCAGAAAAGAAAACGCTGATTTGAGGAATGAGGTGCGAGAATTAAGGAAGTTGCTAACAAGAAAAGGTGACAAACCGCCTAATTAACACTCCGTAACACCATGTTAAAAGCAGTTTTTGCGTTTTTCTTGTCAAATTAGCTTCCTGTAGTTTTCGGTAACATTAGTTAAGTTAACGAAACGGCAAAAATCTCACATAAGCCTTTCTAAGCTGTTCTATTTTCTTACATATATCCTTATATCATTTTTCAGAAAAAGCCTTATATAGAGGAAAATAGGCTTTATTTAACACTCTAGTTATCAATAAGTTATATAAAGTTAAGCAAGAAAAATAATGTGGTTAAAATTTGGTCAAATGCCAAAAAATGACTATCTTTGCACCATCAAAAATAAATAATAACAATTAAAAGATAAGAGCAATGAAACAGACAATAAACGTATCAAACAAAGCTGAGGTTGTAGCAGCAGTTACAAGTGATTTTGATGGAGGTTATAACTATTTCGAAGGTGACATTCGTAAGGGTAATCTTAGAGCGCATGTAGTTAACTGCTTCTATGGTAACAAGTTGAGAATCCAGATTACCTATTGGGAAGATGGCAAGAGCGTGGCTGTTGAAACCGCTTCAACATGTTCAACAGCAAAGGGAATTGTTAGTAAGGTTTCTAAATTTTTAGATATTAAGTAAATAAAAAGGTAACGACTGGTCCAACCAACTAGTCACAATAAGAGCAATGAAATGTTAGACAGAACAAACATTCACTTTAAGAAAGCAGTTAATGCTGTATTGGTAAAGGTTAGCAGAATACATAACAATACCATATCAGTAAGTATTAACCAAAGATTCATCGACATCACTATGTTGGATAAAAAATCTGGTATTTTTTATTCAGACATGATAAGTTCTTTTTTAAACAAGGATGAAATCCTTCAGAGGTTAGATTACTTCAACAAAATGTATTACGCATGGGTGCAACTTCAAAAGAAAGGAGGTCGCTATGAGTAAGGAGTACATTGGAACAGATTGCTATAATCGCAAGATGGAGCTTTACCATATCGGCAATGAAGTTTATTGCGACCACATCAAAAACGGAGTTGTCGTCAAGACAAACAGCATCACTGTAGATAACCGCATTCTTGGATTGTTTGGCAGTCCTCATACAAGCGGAGCATATATCTACGATGAGGTAGCAAGAATGTATGGCAAGAAGTTATAATAACTGCATATAAAAAGTAAGAGCAATGAAGACAGACAACGTTTTAGAGCATTTCGCTGAAATGATGATTTCACGAATGCAAAAGATGAAGGCAGGAGATTGGAAGATGGGTTGGTTCACCACATCTTATGGTGGTAACCCAGTGAACCTTGGAGGTCGTGAATATAATGGAATGAACTCATTCTTCCTGTTCCTCTGCATGATGGACGAAGAAAGATTCAAATATCCTATCTTTGCTACCTTCAATCAGATAAAGGCATTAGGAGCTAGTGTGAACAAAGGAGAGAAAAGCTTCCCTGTTCTGTTTTGGTCCATTCAGTACAAAGACAAGAATGGAAACAAAATAACAGAAGACAGCTACAATGGAATGACTCGATCAGCCCAACTAGACTGCAAAGTACAGCCTTTCTTGAAGAGCTACAACGTGTTCAATCTCAGCCAAACCAACCTCGAAGAGATAGCACCTAAGACGATGCAGAAGTTGAAGGAGAAGTTCAGTCTCAAAGATAAGGATGAGTTGCCGACAGACACGGCTGGTATGTACGTCAACGAGAAAATTGATGATATGCTCCTTTATCAGAAGTGGCTCTGCCCTATCCGCTATGACAAGTATTCAAGTGGAGCTTTTTACAGAGTTGGGGTAGATGATATTACAACACCACTTAAAAGTCAGTTCAAGAAGGGCAATACAGAGCAGGAGATATACGAGGACGGACAGGAGTACTACTCAACCCTTCTACATGAAATGGTTCACTCAACAGGTCACAAGTCTAGATTGAATAGAGGGTTTGAGAATGAGAAAGGAGAAAAGGACTATGCAAGAGAAGAGTTGGTTGCGGAGCTTGGAGCAGCTCTTATCGGAAATGTCCTAGGCTTTAGCAGTCGCATTTTAGATAATAACGCTGCTTACCTAGATGGTTGGATCAGCAAGCTTAAAAAGCAACCAAAGTTCATCGTTTCTGTTTTGACAGACGTAAACAAGGCAGCTAAAATGGTATTAGAAATCGTGAACAAAGAAAAGGCACAATTACTAATGCCTGCATAAGATATTTTATTGCTCTATCTAAGGCGGTATAAGCGGATTTGCTTGTATCGCCTTTATTCATTATCATCAAAAACATAAAAAGCTCTATAAGCGAAAAAAAATATGCAATTTCTTAGTTAAACCTATTTGTTGATTAAATATTTTTAGTATCTTTGCACCAAAAGTAGTAAAGATATGAACATCGAAGAAATACTCAAGAAAACTGATACTATCAGCCAAAAGATAGAAGAGCTACGCAGAAGGACTGTAATGGTCCCTTTGTGGAGTTATCTTTTGAATTTATATGAGCCAGCAAGCCATAAGGTAATGACAGATACCATAAGCCTTCGTGATAAAGACAATGGTGAAAAATCATCCCGTATAGCGGTTGCCCTTGAAAAGCTGCTCACAAACAGAATAACAGAATTTACATTCTCTATACCAGTTAAGAGAAAGTACAACACTCCAGAAAATGATATTCAGATGGAAATCCAAAAGGCATTAGAAAAAATCTACGATAGTGCTCATATTGACAACATGAACTACAAACGTGGACTAGCCTATTTCGCAAGCTGTGAAATCTTCACCATCTGGTATTCTGTTAAGAAGCATAACTCTCTATATGGTTTTGAATCAAACTACAAGTTGAAGTGCAAAACCTTCTCCCCTATGGATGGAGTAAGATTGTACCCTATCATTGATGAGTATGATGATATGCAAGCTATGTCGTTTGAGTATGATAAGACCGTTTCCGATAAAGAGACGATAACATTCTTCGAAACCTTTACAGAAAACTATCATTTCATTTGGAAGAAAAGTAACCTTGGTGAAATGTGGGAGGAAGTAACTGCACAAGTTGATGAGGATGGGAACACTAAGAGTGGTGAGGAAATCATCATCCGTAAGATTCCTGGAGCATACCTGTCTCGACCTCATGCCATCTACGAGGGGCTTGATAATATCCGAAGTGAATTTGAGTATAATGTCAGTCGCAATAGCAACGTGATTGCATATAACGCTGCACCAATCGCAAAAGTCAAGGGTGGCATAGTCGGACAGGAGAAAAAGGGAGAAAGTTTGCGTATATGGAGAGTCGAGAATGATGGCGATATTTCATACGTATCATGGAATCAGTCGCAAGAAGCGGTTAGCGGTCAGAATAAAACCCTTCTCGGATTGTACTGGATGCTTTCTCAAATGCCAGATATTAGCTTTGAGAATATGAAATCTCTTGGTAATATCGGCTACGATGCAAGACAGACGTTGCTCACAGATGCACATCTGAAAGTTCGCATGGAATCGGGCGCTTTCAAGGAGTTCTTTGAAAGAGAGTTCAATGTAATCAAGGCATTCTTGAAGGTCATGAATCCAAAATGGGAAAAGGAGATAGATAACGTCACCTGCGACCACATCATCACTCCTTATATACCAAAGGATGAGAGCTACGACATCACCATCAGACAAAAGGCTAATGGTGGTAAGCCGGTAGAAAGTCAGCTTGAATCCATCGTTAAGCTTGGGCAGTCGCAAGACCCTCAGCAGACAATGGAGGATATTCGACAGGATGAACTTAATGCGGCAGCAGTACAGCAGTCTGCTTTTGCTATGGGTGAACAAACAATATAAACGCAATAAACTGCACAAGTTATGAAGAAAAAAATCGCAATTTGGCTATTCAAGTTAGCTAGAAGACTCTACCCTATCAGTGTAACTGTCTTCGAACAGAAAGAAATCCTAGAGCCAAAGGTATGTGCCAAGGCTTATCGTATCGACAAGAATTACATTCGCCACTACAAGCGAGACCATCATGTCAAGTCCATGAGAGAAGCTTTGCATGAGATAACAAAGGAAACTCTCGCACAGGCAAAGAAAGATGTACTCAATACTATCGAATCCAAGATCATGAAGCAGAGAGTATATCAGAAGGATGGCAATACGATTGTAGAGGTAAAGGTTAATTGCTATGTCTCCAAAGAAGAAGGTTAAGCCTATTCCAAAAGAACCTCAGTTCTGCAAATTATGTGCCCACGTTTCCAATCCACGTAATCTTAGTGTTACGGGAGAGCCAACGTTGGGCACTTGCCCTTATGAGGAGTTTGCTATCCTCTATCAAAGGGAATGTGTAAACGAACATTATAAGCCGAAATAAATGAGACCAAATATCCCCAATCAAAAGAAAGCATACGATGCTCTGAACAGACGCTTAGTTAACTACGTGGCACAAGTTCAGAGCATTTATGATAGAATCGCTAGCCAAGTTGCTACTGCTATAGATGGTGTCGGTTATGATGGTTCTGCGGAGTTCTTGTTTGGGGACTATCCAGAACTGAAACAAACCATCAATGGCATCATGACTAGTTATGCTGCACAGATGAATAACCTCATCTATGCAGGTACCACAAATGAGTGGAAAGAAAGTAACATCATGCAGGACCTACTTGCAAGAAAGGTACTTCGTGCTTATGATTTTGAGAAGGGCGGAGATAAGTACAACAGGTATTTCCAAACTAATTCAGATGCTTTGAAGGCTTTTCAGAATAGGGTTGATAAGGGGTTGTCTGTTTCACAGAAACTATGGTATCAGTCACAAGCCTTGAAAAAGGAGTTGGAGCATACCATATCAACTGCAATAGAAAGAGGACAGTCTGCGGTTGTTCTCAGCAAGCGAATCAGTAAGTATCTGTTAGACTATCCTTCATTAAAGGCTGATTATACAGAAAAGTTCGGAAAAGCCGCTACATGCGCGAATTGCCAATACGCTTCTATACGTTTGGCAAGAACCGAGATAAACATGGCTTACCGAAAGGCAGAGCAGACACGTTGGCAACAATTTGACTTCATCTTGGGATATGAGATTAAATTGAGTAAACGCCATCCTGCACCAGACATCTGTGATGATTTGTTGGGAATATACCCAAAAGACTTTGTCTTCCTAGGTTGGCATCCTAACTGCATGTGTTATGTTGTACCTATTGTGATGAGCGATGAAGAGTACTATGGTTCTCCTTCTATTCAGAAGTCAGCTATGATTTCTCGCACCCCAAAGAACTTTAATGACTGGGTACGCAATAACCGCAGCCGAATCGGGCAAGCTGAAACACTTCCATACTTCTTGAAGGATAACAGAAAGTATTGGCACCTGTCCGTTGAGGACGCGGCTGAGTACCGCCATGCTGACAGAGACGAAAAAGCCATAAAGCTTGCTTGGAAGAACAGAGACTTATTGAAATACAACATAGATGTAGATAATTCTGACATAGCAACATTAAGGCGAAATGCTAAAGCCTATGAAGTTGATATATCAAGCTTTGAAAAATTCCTCACTACACATCAATTTAAAGAGAGTTTTGGAATGCTGACTGATAGTGAACGCTCTGTATTATCAGATATGTTCGACAAGTATGATGACAAGGTTCGTCAAGCTGTAGAGTCTTTCGGCAGGACAAAGAAAAGTTATCTAGCAAAGTTTGATTATAGCTATAATTTCGGCGATTGGAGGGATGGCATAACTAATAAGTTTGCAAATATCACTCCTACACAATTCGAACCAGTGAGCAAGATAAAACCAAAGTTGAAGGCTACCTATGATGAAGCTCGTAGGGAACTGCAAGACCTTCGTTCTATTCCGTTGAAGCCTAAGAAGCTAATAGATGATTTCGATGATTGGGAATTGGAGACTGCATTAGACGACCAGGAAGCAGTTATGGCAGGAAAGAAACTCATGCAAAATCTGTATGGTCCAAACATTGATAACGTCAATTCTTGGATAAGAGTAGAATCGGCTCGCATAACAGAAGGCTGGGGCAAGGCTTATGAGGTCTTTCTTGACGAGTATCATAACGGCTTGAAGGAGGTCATGGAAGCTGCTACCCATCTGAACGAATTGAGAACAGCAGATTTGAGTATCATTCCTACAAGATGGATTCCTCGCTTCAATGATTACATCAAGACTATAGAAACTGCAAGGATTGATGTCCAAGGTTATGAAAGGGTTTATCGTGAGATAGAGGGTGCGTACAACATCTACAAGCTGTCTTCGGATCAAGATTTGATTGCGTATGGCTTAGATAAGCTATCCTTCAATACACCTCATACCATCGTGGAAGGCTTTAGAGGTATTGGATTGAGTCCGACCAAATGGCTCGGAAAGAAAGAGTTTTATGATAGCTTTGAGAAGTTTGTTCCTTGTATCACCCTCAGCGGCGACAAAGCATACTTTTGGAGCAAATACAATCATGTGCGAATAGACTTCGATGGTCTGAAGGAAAGAATCTTAAATTCAGAATGGTATCGCAAGGGTCTCCAATATCACGAATACGGACACGCTAAAGCCGCATTACAAGGTAATTGGGAAGAAAATGCAGACTTCAAAAATCTTTATAAAAGGTTTTTTGCTGACTACAACAAGCCCGAATATAGATACGTAGATGGAGAAGGTGTTTCGCAATGGAAAATCGCTGATAGACTATTTGAAGAGCTCAAACTCGTAAAAGACAAAACGTATGATGTAATGGAACAATTTGGCAAAATCTCTGATACTTTGCAAGCTATCGACAAAGACCACAACTGGATACAGGGAATGTTAGGACACGACGTCGATTACTTCGCATCGAGTTCGCATAATTGTTTAGCTGATATTATAGCCCATTTAAGCGAAAATTATTGGTCTAACAATAAATACTTCAAAAAGGTTTTGCCAAGGCTTTATAATGAAGCTATGGCTCTCTATGAGAAGTATTATAAGCTAAACAAACCGACAAAAAGATAGGTGGTAGTCTATGGTTCTACCACCCATCTTGATTTTCTTTCGGTAGGACCTACGGCTGATTCATTGGTAATATAGGTCAGACCAAACTTTGTTTTAGTTTTCATTGCCTTGCGAATAGAGAGCATTATTTCTTCTCTCGTAAAGCCGCTAATAGGATAGTTTTGTAGAGCTAATTCTACTGCGCACATTTGAGCTACACCTGCATTTCCTTTGGTATAGTAGTTCACAACCTGTTCGTCTGTAAGCTCATTCACGGACTTAACAGAGCATTGTTCTAGATATTCTTGTATATTCATGCTGCAAAGATAGTAAAAGTTTCCCAAACTACAATACGTCCGATTAAAAAGTTAGCAAAAGTTAGCAAACAGGCTATAAAGAAGTTTAAAAGTTAAACTATTGTAAGTACCTGGAAATAAGATAGTTGATATTTGGTTAATTCGCAAAAAATGACTATCTTTGCACTATCAAAATAAAAATAACAATTAAAAGATAAGAGCAATGAATACGATAAAGACGTTTATTCCATCAGAGTCAGTTGACGCATTTAAGAAGTTCGCTGAGAAGACAAAACGCAATGTAGAAGGTTTCGACTACACCATTAGTAACCCACGAAAAAAGTTATTCCGTCATGCGGTAGTAGAAGATTGTCAAACCATCATTGGTAAGTATTGGCATGACATCTGTGACCTCACCATCAATATGCCAGACGAAAGTAATTGGAGATTGCTGGCCACATATAAGAATGGAGCCTTTACTCCTGCTGATACAACCAAGGAGTTGGTATTCAAGATTAAGGAGCATGGAGCTGATTACGGCAAATGCGACCTATGTGGTCATTGGTGTAACAACGCATACGTAATCGAGAATACGCAAACTGGCGATGAACTGCAAGTAGGTTGCGAGTGCATAAAAAAGTTCGGATTGAAGTACATTGACTTCCTCTCAGACTTTACACGCAAACTTTATGAGACCTACGACCACACCATCAGATATGCCACCGATGATGACTATGGAGACCTTATTCCAATTTGGGGTGGTCCTAAGGATAGTAGATATACGGATGCCATCTTGAAGAATGACATGATCGCCATGTGCAAGGCTCAGTATGACGAGTGCCCTGTTTACAAGAAAGGCTATTACGCAAATGGTCACTATTACCCATCAGAAACAATCGCCAAATTAGAGGAAATAAGAGATTCTAAGAAGTTTACGGTTGACTCCTCATACATAACAAAGGTCTGCGATTTTGCGCTCTCTAAAGAGCCTAAATCGCAATTCGAGGTTGAAATGCAGAAAGTAGCAAATGACTACTACACATTCTCGGAGCAGTTCGTTTATGCTTTCTTCCTGGTGAAGAACTACGAGGATAGCTTAAAAGGTGGTATTGATGCCATCAAGAAAGGTATGCAAGTCAAGGTAGTCGGTAAAGTCATTCAACAGCGCACAGAGCAGTCTTACTACGGAGAAATGGTCACAAACACCATCCTTACTAAAAACGGAATAGTCTGTGAAAGGGTTGGCAAAATACCAACTGCACAAAAAGATGGCGAGAAGACCACCGAGTTCTATGCTATCGTCAAGGGTTTGTTCAATGGAAAGGTTTGCCTAGACAGAGCTACTAAGAATCCAAAGAAAGGAATTGAAGTGGCTATGGAGATTTAGTTATGAGCGCATTCAACATCAACGCCTATTATGGCTGTGAAACTTGCGAAGCAGCCGACGAATATGGTAATGGTTGCAAGCATGGTCTGTTATTCCCTGTCCTGCTTGTGATAGCTAATAAAAGGGAATGCCCAAATTATAGATTTCAAAGAAAGGAATAGAATGAGTTATAAAGACAGAATAGAATTAGAGCAACTTTTAGGTAGTTTTGTAACATCACCTAAAAGCCTTCTATCAGAAAAAGAGGTCAAATTGCTAAGAAAAGCCATGCGACTTATTGGTAGAGTAAATAAGAGATACGCGGATTTATACATGTAAATACGAAATGATATGAAATTGCAGGTTTATTTCTTATACAGAACAGATGAGCACCTATCAACAGACAGCAAGGAATTGCTCTTTATTGGCAACCTTCCAAATTGCATGAAAGCAGCAAGGAAGTTTAATGCTACAGATACTCAGATTAATGAACTTGGGTATCATAAGCAAAGTCAACTTAACAATGTAGGTTACGAGTTTATGCTAGAACAGCATACACTTAACGAATATATAGTAGAACCATAAAATATACGATTATGAAGATATACAAATTGATATGGTATCTCTACACAGAGGACCAACTTAAAGAATCCCTCATCACCGATAAGGAAGTTGCAGAAAAACGTTATCAAGAGCTGAAGAAGTTTCTTTATCGTGGATGCTGGTTATCCCTCTCAGAATTAGTTGAAAACGAAGACCACGAACTAGTGAAGGGTGAAGGTCTTCATTATAACGACATTTAAAAGTTAGAGCAATGGAACAGAAGTTATTAGATTTGATTATCCATATAGGACAAGTTAGAGGTTGGGCTGTAGATGCTACAGATAATGGCAATGACCTTGCCTACATCTTCTTTCAGCGTTATTCTCCTGCTGGTCAAGATTTCAACATGTCAATCGAAATGCCAAACAATGACCCGAATGAGTTTTTGAAGAACCTCGATGATTACTACGAGAACTTCGATCCAGATAGTGAAGCCCTAAACTGGTGTGACAAAGAAGGTCATGGTATAAATGGAGCACCCAAACGCTTGAAGGATATCATCATTGATTTCGAGGAAATCGAAAAGGAAATCAAAGAACTCCTAGAAGTGTTCAATCTTCAAATAGAGGAACTAGAGAAAGCTGCCATTCACAAGGTTAAAGTGCAAGTCACCGAATACCTGCAAAAGGTAGTGGAGGTTGATGCCATCAATGGCAGTGACGCATGCGATAAAGTCGAAGAAATGGTTAATGGATCAGAAATCATCTTGACAGCAGACGATTTCACAACAAGAAACATTGAGCCTTATGAAGATAAGTAAAACTGCACAAGCTGTGCAAAAGCTAAAAGATGGAGATTTGAAAGGAGCACTCTCCATCTTTTCTACTTTTAAGTATGATTTCACAAGGGATGAACGTAGAATCATGCGAATTGCATACGAAACACTTTGCGGACATGGTGCTTTCTATCAATCATTAGGAATTGATGCTAGTCAGATGATAGTAGATGCGTCAAGTATACTATACGATAAGTATCTGAATAACAATAAGTTAAACTAAGTTAGCAAAAAGTACTTTATGCTCAAAACGTTTGGTCATTTGCAAAAAAATGATTACCTTTGCACTATCAAAAATAAATAATAACAATTAAAAGATAAGAGCAATGAAACGATTTGAAGATTACGAAAAAGCTTATAATAAATGCTATGAACTTTTGCAAAAACTCACAGCATTGATAAAAGAGACAGATGGCAACCTCACTATCGAGATAAGATTTACTTATATTGACAAATATCCAATGCTTTCTGTTAAATACTATTGTAATTACCTATACTCATTTCTTCCACAAGAAGATGGTACATTTATTATTTCTACAGACAATAAAATCTATACAATGGATGAAATTGAGGCGAAGATAAGAAAGAATTGTTATTTAGACTAAAATATAAGAGCAATGAAACTGATTACGAAAGAAATTAAGAAGAGACTGGAAAAATATCCTCTCTACTCGCAGGATGGTAAAAAGGAAGAAGCCATCTGTCAAGCAAAGTTCTTCCTTTGTGTTGGTGCATGGTCTTGGTTCATATTGGAAGCAGACCTAGAGAATAATATCGCCTACGGAATCACTATCAATGGAAGTGGTGAAGGCGAGTACGGCTACACAAGCTTAACCGAGTTGCAGGGGCTAACAACTAAGTTAGGCTTAACCGTAGAGCGAGATACCTCATTCTCCCCTACTCCACTAAAGGATATTAATAACGAATATCTAAAGAAGTTTCTTAAGAAAATGTACGCTTGAAAATAATTTCTCACTTTTTTCAAGAAACTATTTGTTGATTAAATAATTTTATCTATCTTTGCAAAAAGTTACAAAAGAAATGAAGATTTATACATCATACTTCTCAAACGGAGCTAAGTTAGCAAAAGCTGGTATCATGATGATCGGCATTGCCCTCTACCCTCCGAAATGGTTTACAGGATTATCAAACAAGTACGTGTCACCATCATGGGACATTCTTCACAACTCCAAATCGGAAGAAGATTACGTACAACGTTTCAATTCTGAGATATTGGCTCATCGGGACCCAAAAGCATTTCTCTCAGCAATAGAGAAAATGGCAAATGGAAAAGATGTAGCTCTATGTTGCTTCGAAAAGCCAGATGATTTTTGCCATCGCCACCTAGTGGCAAAATGGCTGAATGAAAAGTTGGGAATACAGGTCGAGGAATTTGGAATTTCCAAGAATCCTGTTTACTCGGAGCAAAGCTTGTTTTAGGAATTCCTCCTTTCAAAATACCCACAAGGGTTGACGGCTCGGAAAGACGAGCATTTTTGCGTGTATAGAATATTGTTATTATAAGCGGAGATAGCTCAGTTAGCAGAGCGCAGTGATACCATCACTGAGGTCGTTGGTGCGGCTCCAACTCTCCGCTCTTTTGCGGGTATAGCTCAGTCGGTCAGAGCGTCACATTCCCAATGTGAAGGTCGAAGGTTCGAGTCCCTCTAGCCGCTCTATTTTTGTAGAATTAAAATAAAAGAGCATGAAAATAGCAGTTATAGGAACGGGCAACGTGGGAGTAGCTTTTGCCGCAGACCTCTCTATTAAAGGTCATGAAGTTACACTCCTAAAGACATCTTCATACAAATCAGATGCCTTTGATAGACTTATCAAGAACGGCAAAAGGGTTTTTCTTAAAGAGAAATCAACTTATATAGAAACTGCAATCAAAGAGGTTTCTAAAGACCTCAGTAAGGTTGCAGAAGCAGAAGTTATATTTTGTACTATTCAGAGTAACTTCTATGAGGGTCTAGTAGAACGTATACATCAATACCTTCACAATGATCAGATTGTTGTCTGTATCTCTAGTTACGCATCCTCTTTCTATTTTGAGAAACATTGCAGAAAACTACCAATGTTAGTTGAAACAACAGGTCCATATTTGGAAGGACGAGTAGAGTTGGATGATAAACCAAACGAAGTTGTTTTTCGTGTTGGTTATAGGCATGAAGTTATTCCTGTAGCATGCTTTTCTAATCATGATACCTGCATGGAGAAACTGCATAAAATTAGCAAAGGTTTTATAGCAAAATATTGCGTGCTTGAATCTGCATTACTCAATCCAAATATGGTGTTGCATACGGTAGGTTCAATTATGAGTATTCCGAGAATAGAATATTCAAAGGGAAATTTCTGTATGTATCGTGAAGCATACGCAAGAGGAAATGACTCCACCATCAATCTATTGATGAGACTTGACGAAGAAAAGATGAAAGTCTTAAAAAGCTTGGGCTTTTTCAAAACAAGCGTATTTGAAGCAGGAGGTTTTAATATGTCAGACCCAATAGAGAGTTTGCATCGTTACTCAGAATCTAGTGATAGAGCCATCAGCCCAACATCTGTTCACTCACGTTACATCACAGAAGACGTTTCAGAGGGATTGGTACTGATGGAGAGTATTGCACTTCATATAGGCTTAGAGTTACCAGTTACATCATCCCTCATTACGCTTGCAAGTGTAGCTTTAGGAATAGACTTCCGTAAGACAGGAAGAACTATTCAGAGATTAGGTATTATTAACGAAATAGATATGCTTCATGAATGTAGATAGCGATATAAAAAACAGAACATTTGGTATTGAAATCGAAATGTGCAATCTTGAAAGGGCGAAGGTAACTTTGCCCGAAGGTTACTCCTGGAGCAAGGAAGAGAGCATTGATAATACCGATTGTTCAAGCAATAAGCAGTTTGGTGGAGAGGTAAATACCCCTCCACTACATCTTTGCTGCCTAAAAGAGCTACATGACCTCCGCTCTGTATATGAATCAATGGTTGATGCAGGTGGCAGGCTAAAATGGAGCATCTACACCCATGTACACATTTATGTCGGTGATTTACCTGTCAACCAGATAAAGAAAGTATTCCTATTCTTCTATGTGTGTTACCCTTATTTTAAGCAGTATGCTAAAATATCAGAATGCGATGAGCTTATATCCATAGCGATGCCAACTCCAACAGAAAAGTATTATGAAGGAGTCCTGCAGGCTCAGACTTTCGAGGATATTCAGAAGTTATTCACAAACAACTCAAACAAAGGTTTCATACGTCATGCAGTGAATATTTCTGCATATTTTAAGACAAAGACGATAGAGTTTAGACTTTACCATGCTACTGATGATTTCTATCAAGCTATGGCTTGTGTTCTGTCCACATACAGGCTATTTTATTACGCTATAAGCCACGAATTGGAGGATTTCAAATCAATTACATCATACCAGCAGTTCTGTGAGGTTACTGGGCTTAAATATGATGTTCCAGACGAATTATGTCCGCTACTCTACCAAGGAAATCCATACGACAAGGTAGAGTCGTATATGACAAAGCCTTTACCATACAATTCTGAAATGGTTTCAGCTCTGTATGATGCTGTAAAAGCTAACGGACACAAGGAAATCTGCATAGTAAATGGCTTCATGTATTACTATGAGTTATTCTTCCTTGATAAGATGGAAGTATCTATATACTGCCAAGATGCCTACTGCTATCTGCTCTATATGTTGGCAAATGGTAAAACATCACTAACATATAAGGATAAGCTTGCATGGTTGGAGGACTATAACAATCCTACACCATCAAGACAGCTTGCTTTGGCTCTTTATGCGGTGAAACTGCAAAAGTATTTCATGAGTGAATCGGCAAGAAATAGTGCCATCTTCGAAGCGTTGAAAATTAAGGCAAGGGAATCTATCGAGAAAACCGAAGAGGCAAATGAGCGATTGATGAGATTACTCACTACATGTGATTTCCATGTCGGAACACTAGAAGAAGCCATCAAGAATAAGAAGGTAATCTTCTTTAATTACGGAAGAATAGAGAAGAAGCAGAAGAGAGCATTCAAACTCATTTCTGAGAATAGTGACTTGAAATCAGACTTTTCTGTTGCAAGGAACGACTACTATAATCTTGTGGAAAGTATTCCGAGTGATAGTTATTTCTATTATTTCAGCAACAGCCCTTATCTGAGAAACCTACATAAGATAGCTATGTGGAATAATTCAAGTGGGGAAAGACGGTCTGCAGGAAGGTTCCTCTATTGCAATAAGCCAACTGCACAAAATAATGCAAGCACCTCGTATTCTTCATACAGAATCGAATGCAATGAGATTGTTCCTCCAGATGATTTGGAGATTACAGACTCAAATAAGCTCAAGATTGAACGAGTAGATGCTTCTCTCCTTCATTGTTTACAAAAGAAGTATATCAAGAAGGTGGACCAATGCAGTGTCTGTACGTATGCTTTTGCGGTAAAATACGATAAATATACTCTAGGCGGATTTGGCTTTACGCTACCTCAGCACAAGGGGTATGATTTGTTTCAGTTGACGGACTTCTGTACGAATAATGCTATCCCTCGATTGAGTAAACTCATATTGTATTGCATTCAATCTGTAGGAGTTCAAAGATATTTGAGCAGAAGAATGCACAAGCTTTGCGAAAAGGTTATTTCCTGCGCTTATACCCATAAGCCTGTGAGCATGAAATATCGTGGTGTATACAAGAAAGTGAAGGAACACTGCACATCATCTTATCTTGCTTACGAAGGAATACTTGGCATATACCCTACGAATAAGGAAATCATTGAGAAATATCAAAAATCGTTGAAGAATGGAAAATGAAGATAGATGGAAATACGCAAAAGTTGATATAAACCTCATAGATGAGGTAGAAATCAATGCAAATGAAATGTCGGGTGAAGACTTCGCCCAACTAACAGACAACATTGCTAAGTCTGGATTGAGTAGTGTGCCTACTTGTATCAAGAAGGATAATGGTAGATACATCATGATCAGCGGTAATCATCGTTTGAGAGCATGCAAGAAACTGCACTATAAAATGCTAGGCATCTTATATGTAGAAGAGAGCGAGATTACAAATGATGAAGCTATTGCTATTGAATTATCTCACAACTCCCTTCATGGTGAAGCTAATGTTAGCATTTTGAAGAAGTTGTTTGCATCAATTCAATCTATCGACTTCAAGAAGTTTGCTCATGTGAACATTGACGAGATTAAGCCAATAAGCACAGAGGGTATAGATGTATATGCCATGCAGGAGAATTTCGTATTCACCATCATCCTCTACCCTAGTTCTTTTGCTAGTCTGGACACATTGTATGGAGACATTCGTGAGCAAGCACGCAAAAGTGATGCTCTCGTTCTAGCTTCCGAAGAAGATAACGAGAAAACCCTGCTTAAGATTCAACAGGACATAGGTAAGGAGTTTGGCATAAAATCCCCAAGCATCACATTTGCAAAGTTGCTAGAGTTAGCAAGTGAACGTTTAACCGAAATAAAGGAAGGAGAAAAAGAAAATGATTTGGAGCATAACAAGTAAGAAGGAAATGGAAGAACTGAATACACCTTCAGTTTTTAGATATTACCAAGAAGCACTTGGTAGAGAAAATATCCAATTAGCAGTTGTTGACGAGACAGACAACCTCGACTTCATTGACAAAGAGGATGTCGTATTGCTAAGAACTGCAAGTGAGTTACTCATCAATACAATCCGAAAGAAAGGTGTAAGGACCACGGCAGAAGATTTTAGCAAGTACGAACTTGTAAGGGATAAAGCTAAACTTGCAAGATGGCTTACGATGAATGGTATTAGAGTACCACATCAGTATCATCAGGTGTTTGACTTGCACGGAAAAACTTATTTCGTAAAGCCTAGATATGGAAGTGATAGTGTTGGTATCTCTGAACTAAACATCTGTCACACCGCTGATGAAATCAGAGTTCAAACAAAAAAGCTTGATCCGAAAGGCAAAGGAGACGTTGTTATAGAAGACTTTATAAATGGAAGAGAATTTACGGTTGTCTGCATAAAAGGCTTTCCCCTCAGAACATTTGTAATGGAGGTAATCTGTACAACAAATGGCGGCATCCAAACATACGAAAGCAAGAAAAACTATATGGAGGTCGGCTGCAAGGTCTATGGAGATTTAGATGATAGGGCTAAGAGGATAGCTTCCGATGTTTTCTCCAGTCTTGGGTTACGACATCATGCACGTATTGATATGCGCTGCGATAATGAAGGTAACCTTTACGTGATAGACGTCAATCTCCTTCCTGGTCTCGGACCTATTGGAGATTTAGCACGTTGCTTGTTGCTAACAGAAAATATGTCTTACATAGATGCTTTGAAAGCAGTCATAGCATCTGCAAGTTAAAAAGGTTGATTATGGCAAAGGTAAGAAGAACAGAATTAAAAAAAATTGCCGCTGCTTACGGAAAGAAGGGCGGCAATATGGCTGCTACGGCAGTAGCTTTGGGCATTACACGCCAAGCCTTATATAACTGGAGAAAAGAGGATGAGAAGTTAGCCAAGATGTTGGATGATATAGATGAAGGCATTCTTGACTTTACTGAAAGCAAGTTGGTCGAAAAGGTGAACGAAGGCAACCTAACTGCAATCATCTTCCTTCTGAAAACTAAGGGCAAGAAGCGTGGCTATGTCGAGCAAGTAGATAACAGATTAGTAGAAAACCCATTCGAGAAGTTAATGAAGGAGCTTCCCGATGATGAAGAAGGATAATTATGTATAACGGAGAATTGTATATACCAGACTGTTTGTTTCCAACGGACAATCCGTTGGAGATACCATGTTTGTTGTCTGATGTGCAACCTCAGTACATAGAAATCCCATTCTATTGCTTTGGTGAGCAGGCAAGAACAACGAATATGAATGGCAGGGGAACACTCCACTTCTATACTGATGATTATAGATTCCGGTCAATCTATGAGAAGCCAGAGAAGATTTTGAAGTATAACCCTGGCAGCATTATTGAGCCAAACTTCAGCTTATCAAATGATACTCCAATAGCTTTTGGTATGCAGGCTATCTACAAGAAACGCTTTCTTGCGAGAGCTATGCAGTAAAAGGGGATTGGTGTATTCGTTGACTTAAATGTGGCTCCTAAGTTCTATAAGCTGAATTTGATGGGTGTCCCTAAAGGTTACTCATCATTCGCCACAAGAGGTTGCACAGACCGACTAAATGAACTGCGATTTGAATACGAGATTGCCAAGTTCGTAGCAAATGGCAACAGATTCAGATTTATCGTTTATGGTGGCGGTAATGTAATTGAGCAGTGGTGTAAGGAAAATAATGCCGTCTATGTAACACCAATCATCATCATCAAGAATAAGTTGAAAGCTTTTGAAAAGATGAAAGATACTATTGGTATGCTTGATGTTGATGCAAAAGAAAAATACCAAGAGTTGAAAAAGACCTTGTATGATACTCAAGTAAAAAACTTCTCTGTAGAAGATATGCTTGATAACATGCAGGATTTTCCGAATCTCTTAAAATAGATTATTATAGTTTATCATTAAAATGTTTGATTATGGGAAAAAGAAGTAGTGGAACTAGAAGTCAGTCGGCAGCAAATTTGGCGCAGTCGAGAACCATGAGCATGAGTTCTATAGGTGGGGGGAATAAGCAAGAAAGCTTCAGTGGCACCAAATCTTATGGCTTCAAGCTCGGTGGAAGAGATGTTGAAGCAAACTTTAAAAACGGAGCTATTGAAAAAATAGATCAGTACTTTAATCTCTCAACAAAGGATAGGTCTAGATTGCGTAACGCTGTGTCACACGTTCTTGGGAATACTTTGAATAAAACCAAGGGAAATGAGGTTGATGAGTATATGGTTGGCGGTTTCGATGGAACAGGACTTCGTATAATATCCTCTAGAAATAATTTTACAAAAAATATGATGATGGTAGATAAGTATGGAGTCGTCGAATATGGCAAGGGAACAGTCGACCCGTATTTGTTTAGAGGCGAAGACATCAACCCTAAAGTGTTTAGTAAAGTATTAGACAGGGCGTTAAGAGCGCTTAAAAATCCATATAATGGAGATATAAAGCATAGAGATAAATGGAATATATAAAATAATTGTTTATGGGTAAACGTAGTAATGGAACAAGAGGAATGAATAGTTTCTTATGCAAGACGTATTATAAATAAAAGATAGGAATATTTCACAATAAATAGGAATGAAGAAAAAAGGATATTACGAATACGACCCTGTTATCTATCCGAGATTGTTATGTGTCGCTATTGGCATGAGCCAAGAAGACGCTAATAAGTGTTTTGAAGGTAGAAAAGGTGAGGTTTTGAAGGTTGATTTCTCTAATTATGAAGCAATAACCTACGATATAGTTAGAGAAAAGGCGAATAAGAGGCTTTGTGCATTTATTAATTTTGCAAGCAAGGATTCTATGAAGATGAGGTGTTGTTGCCATGAAGCTTCTCATGCTTGCGATAACATCGAGAATGATATTGGTATGGAACACGGCGGCGAACCTTCTTCCTATCTGATAGGTTGGATTGCGTCTTGCATCAACAAGGCTCGTTTGGGTAATGGTGATTTTGTAGAGATTAAGGATAGAGAAAAATAATATTATAAAGAATATGTCAGAACAGAAAGCAATAAAAAAAATGATTGCATGGCGCAATGATTGGTGTCTCTTCGCTAAGGAAGTCTTGAAGGCTCGCCTTGACGAAGAGCAAAAGGCTATATTGCGTTCTGTTCAAAAGAACAAAATGACAACGGTAGCCAGTGGAACTGCAAGGGGTAAGGACTTCATCGCTGCCGTAGCCGCTTTATGTTTTCTATACCTCACTCCTCGCTTCGGCAAGGATGGTAGTTTAGAAAAGAACACCAAGATTGCCCTTACAGCACCAACAGGAAGACAGGTAACAAACATCATGATACCAGAAGTGGCACGTCTTTACAAAAAGGCAGGCTTCCTGCCTGGTCGTTTGCTGTCGGATGGCATCAGAACTGATTATGAGGAATGGTATCTGACAGGTTTCAAATCTTCAGCCGACAACACAGAGGCTTGGTCGGGATTCCATGCTGTAAACACCATGTTCATCGTAACAGAAGCATCCGGTATCTCGGACACCATCTATAATGCAATCGAGGGTAACCTGCAAGGTAACTCTCGATTGCTATTGGTATTCAACCCAAACGTTACTACAGGGTATGCAGCCAACTCCATGAAGTCTCCCCGATTCAAGAAGTTTAGATTATCATCTCTCAACGCAGAGAACGTAGTAAGCAAGAAAAACATTATCCCTGGTCAAGTTGACTATGAATGGGTATCCGATAAGGTCTCAGCATGGGCACAGAAGATCAGAAAGTCTGAGTTTGATGAAGGTCGTGGTGATTTTGTGTGGGAAGGTGGATATTACACTCCAAATGACCTTTTTCGTGTTAAGGTTCTCGGTATGTTTCCGAAGGTGTCCGAAGATACCCTCATTCCATACGAATGGTGCGAGATTGCCCATAGAAGATGGAAGGAACTTAAAGATAGTGGCTTTATCACCCATAAGCCAATACGCTTAGGTGTCGATGTCGCAGGTATGGGTCGCGATAGGTCTTGCTATGTTCCACGACAAGGAAATTATGTTTCAGAAATCAAGTGTCATAATTCGGGTGGTCATGCGGACCACATGGCAGTCGCAGGTCAAGTCGCACACTACCTAAGTTTGAGTTCAAAGAATAAAGCATTCATTGATACCATTGGAGAAGGTGCTGGAGTTTATTCAAGACTCATAGAGCAAAAGTATTTAACTGCATTCTCTTGCAAGTTCTCGGAAGGCGTGAGAAACAAGCATGATGTGACAGGCTGCTACTCTTTCGCTAACATGAGGGCTTATCTGTTTTGGTGCATACGTGACTGGCTCAACCCAAAGAATGGATTCTTTGCAGCACTCCCACCTGACGATGAGTTGGATCAAGAATTGTGCGAAGTGCATTGGCTGTTTCAGTCAGATGGTTCAATCATCATGGAACCAAAAGACGAAATCAAGAAGCGTCTGAAACGTTCTCCCGACAAGATGGATGCCCTTGCCAACACCTTCTATCCATACGACTTCGATAGAGACAATGATTTGCAATTGTTAAATAGTATAGTATAAATTTGCAAGATACAGAAAAGTTTTGTAACTTTGCAGCCGAAACGTTACCTTTAACGTTTCATTGCTCTTAGTGCACTCCGACCGTGAGGTTAGAGTGCATTTTTTATTTAATATAAAGTAATTCAGAAAAAGACTATACACTTCAATATAAGCCTTTCTAAGCGGTTCATTTTTTATCTCCATATAACTTATACCATTTTTAAGAAATAGACTTACATACACAAAATTAATAGTTTGACATAAGTATCTGAATAACAATAAGTTAAACTAAGTTAGCAAAAAGTACTTTATGCTCAAAACATTTGGTCATTTGCAAAAAAATGATTACCTTTGCACTATCAAAAATAAATAATAACAATTTAAAAGATAGGAGATAAGAGCAATGAAACTAATTGGAATGGAAACGTCAGATTATAACGAAACACGTTATATACAATGTGAGACAATGGAAGAATACAACGATGTTTTGAAACGTGAAAAGAGTAAACACGGAATTAAAAATGGTGCAGATGTTACCACTTACGTTTACGAAACATCAAATTCTTCAAAAGTTGCAGGAAAAGTCATTAATACAAACCTTGAAGTTGAAATCTACTATACTGGCGCAAAATTTCGTGAACTCTATGCAAAACCATCTACAAATCCAGAAATAGATAGAGAAGTAAAAGCTCATGAGGTGTATGGAGGCTGCGGCATAATCACATATAAGGAGAAAGGTATCTCAAAACAATACTATGGTGTTGGGCATAAAACATTCAACACCAAGAAAGAAGCGAAAAAATATATTGATGAGTAATTAAAAGATAAGAGCAATGAACGTTTACACAGAATCAGATAGATATACGGTATTACTTCACGCATTCGACACTTTTGAAGGTGCTTGTGAGTATATAACTCAAATTATAAATGTATGGGAGTGTAAGGTTCTCCCCCTCATAAAAGCATGGAATGACGGTGTGGTTACAGCTAAATGGATGGCTAAGAAAACCGAAAAAGGAATAAAATTTGAATTGTTGGATAGCAATGTTTAATAGGAGGAAACGGATATGACAGTATATGAATTATCGGAACTTCAGAAAGAAGAACTCAAAACCGAAATATTGAAAGATAAGTTTGTTGGGTACAAACTTTCATTCAGAGAGTTAGCATGTGCTAATGATTGCATCAGCGACCGAGAGTTGTTCGAAAAATTCAAGGACCAGACCTTTACGGATAATGACTTCATCGTATCACGCTAAATGGAATCGTATGGAATGCAATTGCACAACAATAGAAGAGCTTAAATCCGTAACCACGCAGATTAGTGGTGATGAATGGAAAGATTTCTTCTCACTCATCAAAAAAGGCTCATATAGCCTTTATGGTTTCCACCAGTTTCTTGATGAGAGACCAGACCTATGCTTATTAATTCAAGGTATAGGAGATTACCAAACTGCCATTAAAGCTACGTTAGACGAAATCGGATTGAATGATGGTGATATAAATGGACCAGGAGGAAATCATCTTAAATTGATTGTGGCGGATCAGATAGGATTCATAGTATATGAAACTAAAGTTATGAACTTTTAAAAATAAGATAGAGCAATGGAAGAGAACGTTATCATAGCAATGGATGCCGAAAAGTCTAAAAAGATAAAAGGCATTCCTTCAAGTTGGGACTGGGAAGATATTCATTTCTACCTCATTACTGAATTGGGATTCAATTTTGATGTTGTGTTCAATTATTCAAAAGACATAGAGGAGGTATCTTATGAAGGATAATGCAAGAACTATCAAGTACGATTCTATCACATCATACGTAAAGGAATATGGGGTAGAATATCTTAGTAACGAGAACCTTATTGCTTCAATTATCGGTATAGACCCTATGCTACAGGGTAATGAACCAATAAGAAAAATCTTTGATGGTAGTCATTCCCTCAGAAAGACAAGCAAGAGGACATTGCAGGAGCTTACATCTATCAAAGGAATAGGTGAAAAGAAGGCTACCGCTATACTCGCTGCATTCGAACTTGGCAGAAGATTCATGAAAGAGAAGTCGCAAGAACTTACAGATTTGGGTAGTTCTCTCGACATCTACAACTATATTTTACCATACGTCAAGGATTTAGAAATAGAAGAATCTTATCTGTTCTGTATGGATAGCAACTTCAAGTTAATCAAAATGGTTCGATTGTCACAAGGTGGAATATCAGAAACCACTATAGACGTAAGAATTGTGTGTAAAGAAGCTATCTCCTGCAATGCCGTAATAATAGCATTGGTTCACAATCATCCAAGCCCTAACTGCTTTCCATCAAAGTCTGACGATGAGATAACATATAAGATACAGAAGGCTTGTGAAATTATGAGATTGTATTTTATGGACCACGTTATCATCAGTAGCAAGTCCGATCAGTATTACTCTTACCACGACAAAGGGAGACTATAGGCTACAAGCCGATAAAATACCTCAAACCCATAATTACATACCAAAAGAATCTAACTTGAACACAGAAGATATTTTGCACGTTTAAGTGCATTTTTATTGCATCTTATCTTTCAAGGGAGGGCTGTGAAGTTCTCCCTTGATTATTGAAATGAAAATAATTTCTCACTTTTTTGCAAAAACTATTTGTTGATTAAATAATATTTCGTATATTTGCACCCATAAAAGCGCGTGAAGATGCACGTGACAGAACTTTTCGTAACATTGCTCTTACACCGAGTTCTACGTTTGGTCTGCCTGCATTTCGCTCGCAGACCATTTTTTGTTAAATATAACTCAACAAGCAATGAACAAGTATTACAGAAAAGTTCTTGAAGCACTGAAAACCAATCGAGACATTAAGGCATTGGGGTTCAGTCGTAAGGAGTTAAAGGGTGTTGCCGCCAATGTTGCCAACAAACTTCAACTCAAAGATGATGCTACTGACGAAGAAGTTAGTGAAGGTATTAGTGACGCAATTGATGATGTCTTGCCGTTACTCCAGTTAACTCAGTCCGCAGCTGACCGCCAAGTCTCAGAGTACAAAAACGCTCATCCTGCACCCGATGATGACGATGATCCAGATGACGATCCAGATGATGATGACGATCCAGCACGTAGAAGTCCGTCACGGAAGGGCAAGAAGGGCAAGAAGGATAGCGATGATGATGACTCCGCTACCCTCAACGCAATCAAGGAACTTACGAAGGCTGTTGCTACACTCCAAGGTGATGTAACAGCATTGAAGTCTGGCAATACCACAAACAGCCGTACCGCAAAGGTAAGGGAACTGCTGAAGGACACAGGTAAGTTCGGAGAGCGTCGACTTAAATCTTTCTCTCACATGAAGTTTGAGAATGAAGAGGAGTTTGAGGACTACCTCGATGAGTTGAAGGAAGATATTGAGGAAGAGAACAAGGAAAGACTTGAAAAGGGTCTTGAAAAGCTTGGACGAATCCCTGCTCCCGATACCAAACCTCAGCCAAAGGAGGAAGATAAGTTAATGTCTGATGATGAAGTCAAGAGGCTGGCTAAGATGTAATCATCTATTGTTTCACTAATAAATTATTAGATTATGGTAGCAGAAGACTACAAGCCAAAAACCAAAGGCTACGACATGGGTAAGGACGCTGTGGTTATCCGTCAGTATCTCGGTGGTATCACAGGCGGTAGAGCACTCGACTACACCAACTTCAAGGATGAGGTTATTCAGGCAGGTCACATCATTGTCCGCAAGAAGGTTGATGATGTTTATGAGTATTCTCCACTTGAAACCGAAGGCGGTAAGTACAAAGACAAGACTAGTGATGCAGAATTTGCTGGTGTTGTTGTTCGCTCACGCATGAAGGGTGAAGCGGTTGCCATTATGGATAATGGTCGCGTGAATGATGTTGCAATGCCTTATCAGTTCAAGGACGAAACTCAGAGAACCGCCATCAAGACCGCTCTCCCAAGTCTTATTTTTGAGCATGACTAAGTTGTGCTCTAGTTTTTAACTTAAAAGATTGTTTATATGAACGAATCACTTTTTATTCAGTTTATTCGTGCTATCTTCCCTAAACTTAGCTTGTATGTTAAGGAGAAGGAGAATCCGCAGGAGCGCACCTACCTCTACAAGGAGATGCTTACCGATGTGTATTCTGCCGATCAGAAATGGGAAGGTTCATCAGCTAAGACCACATATGTAGCTGCCGACATCGTTGAGATGGATTCAGACATTCCTTTGAAGAAGCGTGGTCAAATCGCAACCTCTAATGGTAAGTTGCCAAAGATTGCGATGAAGAAGATTCTCATGGAGTCTGACATCAACAACATCAACATTATGAAGGCTCAGTACGAGAACCTTGTAGCAAGAGCCAACTCATTCCAGGCGCAAGGTTTGGTTGAGCAGGCTGCATCAACACGACAGGCTGCTGAAACTGCAAAGGCTCGTATCATCAACAAGCTCATGAATGATGGTGTCGCTTGCTCTGTCGGTCTCGAAGAGCGTAACGAAATGAACTTCTTGGCTGGTCTCTCTAATGGTATTATTGCCGTTGAAGATGCAGACAATTCGGGTAAGGCTATCCGTGTTGACTATGGTTACATGAAGGCTAACTCTTTCAAAACAGCAACCAATGGTGTTACTACCCGTGATGATTTCGAGAAAATCTTCGAAAAGGCAAATGCTGATGGTAATACCATCATACAGGTTATGCTCGCTAAGACGCAGATTAAGAAAATCCGCAAGGAGCAGTGGGCGAAAGAACTTGTTGCCGACTACGAGGGTAAGACTTATACCGAAAATACCAAGCTCAAGACACCATCGGAGTCAGCTTTCTCGGAAGCATTCGAGGATGAGTTCGGTGCAGCCATCAAGGTTATCAACAGAACCGTGATTATCGAGAAGAACGGAAAGCAGCACTCTCTCAAACCATGGAATGAGGATAACATTATCTTCATCTGTAACACCAACGTAGGCTCTTTCGTTTGGGGTACCCTTGCAGAGGACACCAACCGAGTAGCAGGTGTTCAGTACTCTAACGTTGACAGCTACAAGCTTATCTCTAAGTACTCCAAGAATGAGCCATCTTTGCAGGAGGTTACCGCAGGACAGGCTATCTGCTTACCAGTAATCGAGGACGTAGATCAGATTTATATGCTCACTACCAAGTCTGAGGAGGTTGATACGGAAGCCGAGACTGCCGATACTACCGACCAGTATACAACTTACAAGGGTAAGAAGTATAATAAGGCTAACCTCATCGCTGCTTTGAAGGCTGCTGGTGTCAATGTGAAGACTAACTCAACTGATGAGACTCTGATTAAGGCTCTCAACTCACTCAGCGATGAGGAGGAAGCCGAAGTTCTCTCTAAACTCACTCCAGAGGTTTAATTTGAATTGATATGAAGACAATAAAGCAAGCATTGATTGATGAAATCCACTATCCTATCCCTTTAGGATTCGTGGAGAATAAGATGATAGAACGTCAGCTTAATGGTGATGATGAATATACATTTGAGGTCGCTCAGTCCAAGGAATGGAAAGGTGCGCTTGCTGATTGTCTGTACTCTCTCATACAAGCTGTAAGCTTATCCGAGTCAGACAAGAGCATTGGAACACTATCTGACAAGGATAAGGAAAGGCTGCTAGTACGAATAAATGCTTTATACAAAACCATCGGTGAATCCCCTGCACTGGGTCAACCGATGGTTTATATAGGAGGTTAAGATATGGCTGTATTGGATTTCGCTGCTCATACCCTAGATTACCTACACGTAACTGATGGGTATGAAGACGATAACGGAGACTATGTTCAAGGCTCAGAAGAATGGGTGGAGAACTATTGTAAGTGTGATATTGTACCTGCTGGCAAGGCAAACGTTATCACTATCCCCGATGGTTCTGCAAAGAACTATTCCTACACCATCTACAACCTTCCTAGAGCATGCCGCGATTTCGAGTACGGAGACAAAATCCGTGTAAAGCTCTTCGGAAACGAAGTGAAGGAATTTGTTGTACTCGGCTTCCATCGTTATCAACTGCAATGTAAAATATGGGTATAAAACTCTCAACCTCTCAGTCTGCGCTCGATAACTTTTTTCAGTCCGCTATGGCGATAATAAAGCAAGAAATCCTCACTGCTTATGCCAAACTAGGAGAAGAATGTAATGCAAGGATAAGAGACCGCTCGGCAGAGGAAAGTTGGATAGACCATACAGGAAACCTACGAAGCTCCATCGGTTATGCCATCTTTGACTACGGAAGGAAACAAGTAGAATCAGCCTTTGCTTCCATAGGCAATGGTTCTAATGGTTCACAAGAAGGAAGACAAATGATAGCTGACCTAGCTAAGGAATACTCACAGGTTTACGCATTGGTAGTAGTCGCGGCTATGAACTATGCAGACTTTGTAGAAGCTAAAGAAAATAAAGATGTGCTTGCATCCACTGAGTTATGGGCTCGTTCTGTCGTTGATGGTAAACTAAAGCTCGCTGTGGATAAAGCTGTAAGTAGAATCAATCAGATAAAGCTATGAAATCGGATATTGATATTAAGGATGATGTGTACAACATTATCTCTTCTTCGAAATTAAAGACTACTGTAACAGGTAGTCTTTGCAAGCGAGGAAGACCATTCTATGGAACAGGTACAACTGGCAAGGAAGATATTTGCATCTCAGTACTAGCAAATCAAACCTCGCAAATCCAAGAAGCTTTCGTGAATGTAAACATCTATGTTCAAGATCAAGCTATCACAAAGAAAGGCAATATCCAAAAGGAAGAGAACACGGCAAGGCTCCGTGAGTTATGTCAACTCTCTTTTTCTACCTTCGAAGCAGTTCATGGATCAGATTTCCGCTTGTCTATGAGTGAACAGAGGGTAATAGCTTGCGAGGGCACAAGTGAGCACATCATTAATAACAAATTATTGTATCAAACTATAAACGATTAAGATTATGTCAGTAACAACATGGGGAAAACCATCCATCTATGTTCGTGACCTTAGTGATGCTACAAACAACTGGAAGAAGCTCGACACTCCAAAGGAGAACACTACCCAGCTGAACCCTACCAAGGGTGATACAACAGAAGCTAAGGAGGAAGGTGGCGGCATTGTCGATTCAAAGACAACTAAGTCCACCTACGAACTCGTTTATCAAGAGTTCATCAAGAAGGGCTTACCTCAGCCATTCCCTACCATTGATGGACTTATCGAAGGAAACTACGCTATCGCTGTTCAGCCGGAAGATGCAGAGAACCCTGGCTGCTATATCGGCAAGTCAACAGTAAGCGTGGAGGAGTCATATTCTTCAGCGGATGGTGCTTTGATGCAGTACACCCACAAGGCTCTTGTGCCAGAGGGTGACGAAGTAGCAAAGACCACCAACAAAAAGGGCGAGACCGTATATTGTCAGTTCCGTTGGCGAATCATCAAAGCCACGAAGGCTACTGATAAGACTGATGAATATGTTCTTACATTCAAGCATCCTGCAGGTGCTACAGACACAACAACGGAGATAACTGTTCCAACAAACGGACAAACCAGCGGTGGCGCTTAAGGCAATATGTTGATTTCCTTTCACCCTTCTGCCGATTGAGGGTTATCAGTCGGCAACCTATCCAAGTAGCTCAGTTGGTTAGAGCGAGACCAAAGTCCGTCACATGAAATCCAGTTGGTCTTTAAAAAAGCTGGTTGAAAGACACAGGTTCGAGTCCTGTCTTGGGTGCTAACAAATTTTATTGGCTTATGAAGAATGACATCGAAATTGGCGCTAAGATAGCCATGGTGTTAACAGATACACCTCTAGGCATACAGGTAGGTAGAAGGCATTTGTTTATCTACCCTCAGACTTTAGGCAAGATGTATTTGACTGCTCCATTGATTAAGCAGCTAGGTATCAAAGATGATAACTTAAAGCTGAATCCGCTCATTGAAGCACTCCGTGTAGTAGAGGAGAATCGAAGTCTTTGCTGTAAGATAATAGCCTACCACACTCTTCAGAAGAAATCCGATATGCTCAGTTCACGCATATTGAAGGCAAGGGAAAACATCATCTTCAAGTTCTGTGATAACGATGATATAGCAACCCTTCTCATCACCATACTCTCAGATAACAAGCTTCACGACATCATCACGGAATGTGGGATAGACAAGGAAGCAGAGCGTATGGAGAAGATAAACCAAGCCAAAGACTCCAGTAATCAGTATATCTTTGGTGGCAGAACCATTTGGGGCTCTCTCATTGACGCAGCTTGCGAGAGATACAAGTGGACCCTTGACTATGTTCTGTGGGAAATATCATACAACAACCTCACGCTTATGATGAAGGATAAGATAACTTCCATCTATCTATCCGATGAGGAAAGAAAGAAGGCTCACATTCCATCAGCAACAGAGAAGGTCTTCAGCGGAGATAACAAAGAGGACCTCATGGAGCTGATCAGACAGAGCGAAGAGAATCCAATTTAACCTCCAACACTAACAAGAATAAAGTAAAGAATAAAGGTTTGGGTGAGGAGGTGCACCTTTACGTAATTGACAGAATAAAAAAATGGCAAGTATCAAGTTTGACATAACAGGCGATAATTCATCCGTACTGAAAGCCTTTCGAGGGGTGCAGGATGGGGTGTCACAGACAGCAAGAGTAGTCGAGCAGCATGGTCAGAGCATTGAGAACGTTTTCAATCGCATCAAGTCTGTTGCATCGGTAGCTTTTGCTGGCTTTACGGCAAAGGAAATCATCAGCACACTGGGTACTGTCCGAGGAGAGTTTCAGCAGTTTGAGATTGCCTTTGAAACCATGCTCGGTAGCGGGCAGAAGGCAAAGGGAATGATTTCGGACCTCGCCAACCTTGCTGCTTCTACACCTTTTGACATGAAGGGTGTGGTAAATGGCGCAAAGCAGCTCCTTGCATACGGATTTGCAGCCAATGAGATTACCGATACCATGAGAAGGCTCGGTGACGTATCAGCAGGATTGGGATTGAACTTGCAGGACCTCACATGGCTCTATGGTACCACGATGGTGCAAGGTCGATTGTTCACAAGAGACTTGATGCAATTTACAGGTCGCGGTATTCCTTTGACGGAGGAGCTTGCCAAGCAGTTCGGAGTTACCAAGGATAAGGTTTCGGAATTGGTGACTGCAGGTAAGGTAGGTTTCCCCGAAGTCAAGAAGGCTATCGAAAGCCTTACCAATGAAGGCGGCAAGTTCGGTGGATTGATGGAGAAGCAATCTCACTCTATTACGGGTCAGATAAGCAATATTCAAGATTCCATCGAAATGGCTATCAATGACCTCGGCACTCAGACGGAAGGATTGATGAATGATGCTTTGGATATCACATCTAAGGTTATCGACCATTGGAAGGAGATAGGTGAGGTTATCCTTGCTGCCGCATCTGCCATCGGTCTTTATAAGGCAATGGCAGTTAGTATAGCAGCCTTTGACACAGCAACAACAAATGCAGGATATGCAGCCGAGTTGTCAGCTCTTGAATCTTTGCTCCCTATGAAGGAAGAAGCAAAGAAGACAGACCTTGAAGAAGCAGTAGCCAAAGGTCAATTATCAGCAGCACAGGCAGAGTTGGTAGCATCTAAGCGTGAAGAGGTCGCGGCTTATGTTGCCGAACTACAGGCGCAGGCAAAAGCAAAGGCAGACACAGCCACCGCAGCCGCAGAGGAAGTGAAGGCATTGGAGAACAAACTTGCAAT